AGCCGTATTATAAATGAAGTTGATAATGTAAACCGTGTCGTCTATGACATCACAAGTAAGCCCCCGGCAACTATCGAGTGGGAATAACATGAGAAAACCCGGGAGCCAGCATGAACACTGGAAACCCGGGTTTATTTTTTGTAAAAGCGTACCGAAAGCGTACCGTTTTTAATTTTTATGCTCTTTTTCCACCTTTTCAAGCTCCGAAATGACAGAAGCTGGAGCTTCATTTTTAGGAACCACCTGACTATTCAGATCAGCAGCAACCTGCTCCATTTTATTTGGATACAGATGTGCATAAGTAGACATAGCAACATCGACAGTATCGCCCAGGCGTTCAGCTACAGCAACAATCGAATAGCCAAGTTCAACCAGGAGCGCAGCATGGGAATGCCGGAGATCATGAATACGGATCCGTTTCACACCGGCCGCATTTGCAGCTTCAGTGAGAGCACGCCCCAGCGTACCTTTCTGGAAGTAGAAAATACGATCACAATCATCAATATCATAAAGGGCGCCAATATACCGGAGGACTTCATCGTAGAGAAAATCAGGCATTGAAGTATCCCGGTAGCTGTTTTCAGTTTTAGGAGGGCCATTCGTATCCTCACCTTTGCGCCGGTGATGAGTTTTTTCTACGCGTGCAATCTTCGACGAAAGAATATCCGCAGGCTGCAGGGCAAGACACTCGCCCTCACGGAAGCCAAGCCAGTACATGATCATGAAGGCAACCCGGAAACTCCAGTTTGAAACATGAGCCATAGCCTGATTGAATTCATCCAGCGTCCAGAATTTCATTTTTCCTGCCTTTTTCTTTCCCATATACCCAGCAGGGCGGCACGGATTAGACCCAAGGTTATAAAACATGACCGCATAATTAAAGATAGCCGACAGACGGCTATTAATTGAACGGATATAGGTCTCGGCGTACTTTTTCCCGGTACGAGGATTTATAGCAGACATGACGGTGTTCTGCCAAGTACGAATCGTAACGGCGTCAATTTCATTAACCTGCAGCTCACCGAAGTACGGCAGCAACCACTTTTTTATTACACTGTCGGCATTTCCCTGGGTACCTTCCCGGACACGGTGCTCGGCATCGCCCTGGTAGAGTTCCACCAGAGAAGCGAAAGACATTTCACAGCTCCGGTTATTCTTCAGGAGGAATTCACGCTCGAAAGATTGGGCATCACCCTTTTTGTCAAAGCCTTCTTTTTTCTTTTTGCGCTTTTTCCCAGTCCAATCAGTATACCAGAAGGCAGCGTACCACTTTTTAGATCCGCTTTTAGTTTCGTATTTATAAACAGGCAAGCGCATACCTCCTTTCACAAAAGCCCCAGCCACCACAAAACGGCCAGGGCTTATTTTTTATGTACGGATCATTCAACCGCAGAGCCGGACAATACGTTATTAAAAGCAATTTCCCATTCAAGGTACTTTGTAACAGCAAACTTATAAGAATCGCCGCCCTTTGTTTCAACAACAAGTACATTACTACTGAAGCCCTGCTTGCCACGAGAAACCCCTTTTATAGCAGGGATAGGAATTTCAAATTCATAGTCACCCTGGGTAAGGTTAACCAGGGCACCAATGGCGATGATTTTCGAGAGCTTATGACGAGAGTAAACAAACCGCTTATCGGTCAGGATCCCTCGCCCGTTTTGCACATTGAAAGTACCCTTTACACGATTAGCGAGCCCTTCCATAACAATTTTTTCTTGCATTTCAACACCTCCTAAATTTGAGAAAACAACTCCTTCAGGTATTCATAATTTGCAGGAGCCAGAGCCTGGGAAGCGACAACGATCTGGATCCATTGATCCATCTGAGCACGACGGCCGCGTTCAGTTTTTAGAGATTGACAGAACTCCCACTCGTAGTCAAAAGACCTTTTAATCGCAATATTAAAAATCCGATCACGCCGGAGCTGCAGATCTCCCAGTTGAGATTTGAAATCACTATGTAAAAGATCAGCGGCAGCCAAATCATCTTCAGGAGCAGCAGCCAGCTGGGCAAGAGAATGCTCTGCAGCAAAGTAAGAAGAAACAAAATCACTAAAAACAAAAGCCTCACTCGCGGAGTTTGAATTTTCGACAAACGCATTATACCAATTCTTTAATTCAACAACAGGAACCATAACCACCCCACCCTTTCAGTCCCAAAATACAAAATGAAGATGCAATTCACGTTTTAGGCTTTCTCTTTGAAATCTACCATGGAATCGCCAGATTTGACTTCATCAAGAGTTTTTAACATTTCAACATAGTCGGCAGCTTTTTCCTTTGCTTTAGGAGAGAGTCCGTCGAGCTTTTTAATGAGATCCTTATCGCCGGACGAAAGAACCGTAGCAGCAACTGGTTTTGATTTAGAAGTACCAGATGCAGGGCGAGCGCGACCCATTTCATCGGAGAGACCCAGTATGAAATCAGCGGAGACGTCGTACAGTTCAATAAGCGCCCTCACCGTTTCAGGATCCGGAGAAGTCGTATTATTTTCGTAGCGCGAAAGAGATTTATTATTTAGGTTAATCGCGTTATAAACATCAAGTTGAGTAAGACCCGCACGCTCACGAGCCATGCGAAGACGTTCTCCAAAAGTGATCATAGAAACACCTCCAATATCACATTATATACCATTTCGCAGGTTTTGAGAATAAATTTCTCAATAAAATAGAATTAAGTATTGACTTCTCGGAAATCGAGTAGTAAAATAGCCATAGGCTTCTCAATAAATGAGAAACGAAAGGAGGGCGAACAGAATGAAGCCAATGTACCAGAGACTCCGAGAATATCGCGAGAGTAAAGGAATAACCCAGACACACATTGCAAAACAAACTGGAAAGACCACGCAAAGGATAAGCGCACTGGAAACAGGCGGCATCCGATTAACGGTCGACGAGTTCGAGGAGATTTGTGTAAAAGGCTACGGTGTCAACCCTGCCATTTTTTTTACAGAACACTTCTCAAAAAGTGAGAACCAATAACCATACTATAGCCAACATTGAGAACTTTTATACCGTAATTTTATCGCAGGGAGGTGAAAAGATATATGGCCAAAAAAGCCACGAAAGCAGCGGACAATAACTTTTATAAAGCACGAATGGAAGCGGCATCGTTCAACGACAGCTTCAATAGCAGAGAAGGAGCAGCAGAAATACTCGGAATTGACCGCACCAGGCTCGCACGAATAGAACTCGGCAGCTTAAGCCCATACCCGGAAGAAGTTCTACTGATGAGCGACGCATACAACGCACCAGAGCTAAACAATTACTTTTGCTCAAGAATGTGCCCGCTTGGATGCCAGACAGTAACACCAGCAGAGCTCCTTCACCTTGACAGGCTAACGATACGGATTTTATCAGCGCTTGGAAACGCAGAGTTCATTCAAGAAACCATTATCGAAATTGTAAAAGACGGAAAAGTGACAGAGGACGAACAACCACAGGTCGACAAGATACTAACAGCACTTGAAAAGATTTCAAAAGCCGCCATCGAGATGAAGCTGTGGGTAGAGAAAAACATAAAATAGGAGGCTTGAGATGGAGAGCAAAACAGAGGAAAAGGCAATGTTTGTAAGAGTGGAGGAGGTAGCCGAGCTGCTGGACATTTCAGAAAGCCACGCCTACAAGATTATGAGAGAACTTAACGCAGAATTGAGACGCAAAGGCAAGATCACAAACGCAGGCCGAGTTTCACGCCGGTACCTGGAAGAGCGGCTCTACTGTTAACAGGAGGACAAGCCATGAGGCACTTTAAAAAAACAACGACCTTACTTTTGACAACAGCGCTACTTTTAGCAGGGAGAGCAATACTCGACATCAACGCAGAGGGAAGTGAAGCGATAACAGTCAGCAGCACCCAAATAGAAAGGGTTCAGGTAATACAAACCAAAGAACCAGAACCGACCATAACTGCAGCGAGGATCACACAGGAGCCAACAGCGACACCAACGCCAGAACCAGCGGCCAGGATTTACGACATACCACTGGCAAAGGAGCTTCAGGAATACACCTTCAACCTTTGCCAAGAAAACAACCTGGACTACGAATTCACACTGGCGGTCATGGAACAGGAGAGCGACTACCAGGAGAAGGCGATAAGCAAGACAAACGACTACGGGATCATGCAGATCAACAAAATAAATCACGAATGGCTGAGTGAAGAACTGGGAATTGACGACTTTCTGGACGCGGAGCAGAACATACTCGCAGGAGTGAAAATGCTTTCAGACTTAATAACCAAGTACGAAGACCCACACAAAGCTTTGATGGCTTACAATGCCGGAGAAGCTGGAGCAAAGAAGCACTGGGATAAAGGAACAACTACCAGCGGATACAGCCGGGAGGTTATGACCAGAACAGAAGAACTAAAAGAGGAGGGGAAACAATGAAATCAGACTTCACATACCACACCATAGAATCACAAGGCATAAACGTCCTGGTGATCATAGACTTAGACCAGGGAGGAACCAGCGTAACAAACAACGCAGAGGCAGTAGTTAAGAGCATAGCAGCAGAGCTTGGAGAACAGACATTCAAAATGCCGATTATTTACCGAGACAGCGAAGGTACATACGACGGAATCGACGGAACGTACCTGGAAGACCCATTCTACAGCATAGGAAGCACAAAAGAAGACAGCGCAGCATACGAGGCAGCAGCAAGATACTGGACACAAAACATTATTCACTTTTCAGGACGCAGAGCCTGGAAACGAGGAGACAGAGACGAAATCATCAAGGTACCAGAAAAGCTTCAAGAGATACAAAACACCTGGGCAAAATGGCAAAACGCATACGGAGACAAAGGAAGCTGCGTATTAGGAGCAGGCTTTGAATTCGACTATGAAGGCAAGAAATACAGCATGCCACCAATTGGATCATGGCAAGGGAGCTGCAGCTGGGAGGTAAGCAAAGATCAGGTAGAAGAACTTCTGACAGAGGCAGGAGCCACCAACATTCAATACCACTGGGGACACATGGACTAAAAGGAGGAAAAGGGATGCACCAATACAAATGCGACAGCTGCGGAGCGTCGCTCGATCCGGGCGAAAGATGCGACTGCAGCACAGAAAAACAAAACGCGCCTGACCAGGCAAAAAAGAAGGAGGAAGAGACATGCAAGAAAACAGCATAGCGACCAATATTATCAAGCTGCGCTTCATAAGGAACGGAGAGCCATCTGGAAGAGAATACACCTACTACACGCCGGTAGAGGTAGCGGTAGGAGACACGGTAGAGATGGAAGCCAGAGAAGGCATAGCCAAAGGCATGGTAACCCAAATAAACGTACCAGAAGAAGAAATAGCACCTTTTAAGGACAGAGCAAAGACCATCATCGGAAAGGCGCAGATCAAAGAAGAGGAGGCAGCGGCAGAATGAACAACAGGATAAAGAAAAAGCCCCTTCGATTAAGAAGGAGCGTAAAAGCAGGATTTAAGTTAGGAATTTTAATTTTAACAGCAATATGCACGGTTGAAATCGCAAAGCTCGGGTGGGAAGCATTCACGAGCAGGATCGGAGCACCGGGCGGCGAGCTTTTGATTATACCGCTTACAGTCCTGCTTTTTTACACAGGATGGACAGCAAGAAGGGAATGGACAGCTTTCAAGAGAGCCTACAGAGAGGCCGAGAGGAGAGAATACCATGCAAGCTCAACTAACAGACCAGCTTATAAGGGATGAGGCGGCAATATTCCTGGGGAGAACACCAACTGACGAGGAAATGACACAGGCACTACCCAGAGCCACAAAGAAGCTCCGCTGGATCATTGACAGAGATGGAGACCCCGACGGAATGAGACGCCAGCCCTGGTACCTTGGAAAACTGGTAGAAGAAGCAATAATCGAAAACGAATTTTCACTGTACACCATGGCAAGATGCCTGGAAATACAAGCACGGAGAGAAGCGGCTGCAGCATGCGAAAATTAAAAGGCCGCCCCATAAAGGGACGACCCAACCACACCAGAATTATATCGCCAAACAAGCAGCTTGTCAATCCGGAGCTGAAAAATTAGGAGGATGGCAAAATGAAGTTATTAACATTAAGGCTTGAAAACTTCCAAGGCCTAAAGAAGGAAGAATTCAAGTTCAATGGCCACAGCGCCAGCATTTACGGCGACAACGCCACAGGAAAAACGACAGTATTCAACGCAATCACATGGCTACTTTTTGACAAAGCAAGCACAGGAGCCAAGAACTACACGCCGAAGACAAAAGGCCCAGACGGAGACCTTCACTACCTCGACCACGCAGCAGAGGCAGCATTCAAGCTAACAGACGGCAGGATCGTAACCCTGCGCAAGGTTTACCACGAAGTCTACAAGAAAAAAAGAGGCTCATCCACAGAAGAGTTCGATGGTCACACAACAGATTACTTCATAGACGGAGTACCAAGCAACGAAAAGGAATACACAGCAACCATGATCGCCCTTTGCGGAGGCAGCACAGAGAAAATGAAGATGCTTACCATGCCAAACTACTTCCCGGAAGAAATGAAATGGGAAGACAGAAGGAAGATCCTGCTGGAGATTTGCGGAGACGTTACAGACGAAGACGTAATAACCAGCACAACAGAGCTCAAAGAGCTGCCAGGCTTCCTACTAATGCCGGGCACCACGAACCAGCACTACACAGTAGACGAATACAAGAAGATAGCCGGAGCCAAGAAGACCGAAATCAACAAACAGCTACAGGATATACCGGGAAGAATAGACGAAGCCCAAAGGGCAATGCCAGACATTAAGGGACTTGACGTAAAAGCCATTGACGCAAAGATAAAGGAACTCAATGCCCAGAAGGGTGACCTCGAAACAGAAAAGGCGCAGGCATTAAACGGAGACCTTACAACGGTAGCCATTAGGAACCAGATATCAGAAGCCAACGCCAAGCTGGCGGAGGCCAGAGCAGCATACGCCACAAAGAGCAGCAGCCTGAATGAAGGAACATATACAGCAATAGCCAGCCTGAAAAAGGAGCAGATCTCGATTAAAAACCGTCTTCAGGACGCCAAGACAGACCTGGAAAGAAGCCAAAGGGCAGTAGATAGATTAAACAGCCACAGAGACAGCCTGGTAAGCGACTACATGGCAGTACAGAAGGAAACATGGGACGAAGGCAACGAAGCCTGCCCGACATGCCACAGACCACTACCAGAGGAAGAGATCCAGAAGTTACGCGAAGCATTCAACCTTCAAAAGAGTAAACGCCTGGAGAAAATAAACCTTCAAGGACAAAAAGAAGCCAGCAAAGAGATGATCACAGAGCAGACTGACAAGATAAAAGAGCTCAAGGAGCAAATAAAGCAGGACGAACCAATCGTAGAAGACTACGAACAGCAAATAGCAGCCCTTCAGAATCAGCTGCAGACACCGGCACCATTTGAGAGCACCGAAGAATATGCCAAAATTACCGCCCAGATTGCCGCTTATCGCAACGAAGTGAACGACACAGGTAAAAGGACGGAAACAATCGCAGCGGGCTTCACAGAGAAAATACAAGCCTTGTACGAAGAAATAAGGGCACAGGAGACCCTGAAGACCAACATAGCCATAGCAGCCAGTCAAGCAGAGAGGATCAAAGAGCTGGAGGCCAGAGAGAAGGAACTTTCACAGCAATACGAGACACTGGAACAAGGAATATACCTTTGCGAGGTCTTCATCAAGACCAAGGTCAACCTTTTAACAGACCGAATAAACAGCAAATTCCAGAGTGTACGCTTCAGGCTTTTCATAGAGCAACAGAACGGCGGAGTTAAAGAAGACTGCGAGGTCATGATACCGGCCGAGGGAGGCAGGATGGTACCTTTCACCTTTGCAAACAACGCGGCAAGGATTAACGCAGGACTGGAGATCATCGACGCATTATCAACCCACTGGAACCTGGCAATGCCGGTTTTTGTAGACAACGCCGAGAGCGTAACAAGGCTCCTGCAGATGGACACCCAGGTAATACGCCTGGTAGTTTCAGAGGCAGATCAGAAATTAAGACTGGAGGCATAAACATGAACAGCGAAACAGCAAGGCAGGAAGGCGGACATTTAAAACTTTTTAAAATACTCGGCATGACACCAGAAGGGACATGCCCGGAATGCGCAACAGCCCATCCAGAATGGCAGCCGCACAACCAGCAGAGCCTCACCTACCAATATAAATTCTACGACAAGCACGGACGCTTCCCGACATGGGCAGACGCAATGGAACACTGCAGCGAAACCGTCAAGGGGCTCTGGAAGGCAGAGCTCCTCAAGAAGGGAATAAAGGTAGGCGAGCCGCAGCCCAAGATTTGAGGTGACAATTTGGAAAATGAGATATTCACAATCAAGGCAAGACGATGTAAGAGATGCGGAGGCATTCTAACCAGCAAGGCAGCGGTCGAAGAAGGATACGGCCACGTTTGCAAAATGAAAACTCACGCAGAGGAAGAGGCGAAGAAGCCATTAGACGGCCAGATGAACCTGCTGGATTACTACAACAAGGAGGAATGACCATGCACAGCTTCAAGGATAAACGCGGCGGGCTTTGGATAGCATGCTCCGAGTGCGAACGAGGAGGAAACGGCAGCGACCCAGACAAGTGCTCCTGTGGATGGAGAGTTAAAAAATTCAACCAAAAAGGGTGCTTTTCAGGAACCCTGATGGAGAAATACAAAGAACAACCAATAAAACAAATTTAAGGAGGAAACCACAATGGCAACAAATCAAAAACCAGCAACAAAGAACGAAACAGCCCTACAGACAGCAGAGGCTCAACCACTCGCAATGAGCGAGCGCTTCACAAACACGGTACTAAAGGAATTCGGAAGCAACGTAGCAGGAGCACTTCAGGTAACAGACTACCAGAGACAGCTGATCCAGGGGTACTTCATAGCCATAGACAGAGGGCTCAAGCTCGCAGAGGAAGCAAGAATCAGGAAGAACGAGAACAACAGAGACCACAAATACGATAACAACCTACCGGTAACATGGGGAAACACCAACCTGAACGACCTGGCCCTGGACGTAGTACACTACGCGAGAATGGGGCTGGACATGATGCAGGACAACCACCTTTCACCGATCCCTTACAAGAACAACAAGACCAACAAGTACGACATAACCCTGATGCCAGGATACAACGGAATACAGTACATCGCAGAGAAATACGCGGTAGAGAAGCCGCTGGCCACAACCATAGAGCTGGTTTATTCGACAGACACCTTCAGGCCAATCAAGAAGAACAAAGACAACAGGGTGGAAAGTTACGAGTTCGAGATTAACAACGCCTTTGACAGAGGAACCATCGTCGGAGGCTTTGGATACATCGAATACACCGACCCACTCAAAAACAAGTTAATCATAATGACCATGAGGGACATTGAGAAGAGAAAGCCAGCATACGCGGCCGCAGAGTTCTGGGGAGGTAAGGTAAAGAAATGGGAGAACGGAAAGCAGGTCGAGGTTGAATCAGACGGCTGGTTTGACGAGATGTGCCTGAAGACCATCAAGCGCGAAGTTTTCAGCGCGAAACACATGCCAAGAGACCCAAAGAAGGTAGACGACGCATACCAGTACATGAAGATGAGAGAAGCCAAATACGCAGAGATGGAAGCAGAGTCAGAGATAGACAGTTTCGCAAACGCCACCATCATAGACACTACAACAGACGAGCCAAAACAGCTACAAAGACCAGGAGTAGACTTTGAAACCGGGGAAGTAATCGAGCCGGAACAAACCAAAATAAAAGCCGACGCAGCCCCGGTACAAGAAACCATGGCAGGCCCGAACTTCTAATGGAGATCAAGGTACTCGCATCCGGCAGCAGCGGAAACGCCTATCGCATAAGCGACGGAACAACCAGCCTGCTGCTGGACGCGGGCATACCGCTAAAGGCCATACAGGTAGGGTGCGGATTTAAAGTGTCGCAGATCAAGGGCTGCTTTGTGACACACAACCACCAAGACCACAGTAAGGCCGCCAAAGGGCTTATGAAGTTAGGGGTAGACATTTACACCAGTAAAGGGACAATCGACGCGTGTGGGCTTATAGGACACCGTGCGCATCCATTAAAAGAGCTTCAGGAGATAACAGTAGGAACATTCAAGGTTTTACCTTTCGACGTTCAGCACGACGCGCCGGAGCCGCTGGGTTTCCTTTTCACATCAGAAGAAACCAAAGAAAAGCTGCTTTATTTCACAGATACCTACTACATAAAATACCGGTTTCAAGGGCTGACCCACATCATGGCCGAATGCAACTACGACAAAGAAACGCTCCAAAGGAGCATAGACGCAGGATATATACCGATTGAGCTGGTGCCAAGATTGATGAAGAGCCACATGAGCCTGGAACATTTTCTGGATCTGCTCAAAGCAAACGACCTGCACCAGGTAAGACAAATATACCTTTTGCACCTGAGTAACAACAACAGCGACGAGCAACGCTTCAAAGAAGAGGTTCAGAAGCTCACAGGGGCAGAAGTGTACATTTGCTAAAGAGGTCAAACACAAAGGGGGTGACTTAACAAATGGCACGAACGCGAAGCATAAAACCTGGATTTTTTGACAACGAAATTCTGGGCGACCTTCCACCACTAACCAGGCTTTTATTTATAGGGCTTTGGTGCATAGCAGACAGAGAAGGAAGACTGGAAGACAAGCCAAGGAAAATAAAGAAGATGCTACTGGGATACGACGATGTGAACGCCGACGGAGTAGACAATATGCTGCAGGCACTACACGACAACGGCTTCATTTACAGATACAAGATCGAAGAAGAGGAATACATTCAAGTAGTCAATTTCACGAAGCATCAAAACCCACACATTAAAGAAAAAGGCAGTGAAATACCATCGCCAGAAGGATACCAAGCACCAAGCGACACGGTATACGGAGGAGGAAATCACCAAAGAACCATACAAGCACCAGACTTGCACGGTGCTAACACAGTACAAGCCCCGCCTATTACCTTTAACCGATTACCTTCTACTGGAACCCTATCACCTACTACGCCAGATGGCGAAGACGGAGTGGGAGAAAAACAAGAGAACAATCAGCCGGGCGAGAGCCTAACGGTTCAAACGGCCGGAATGGCAGCGGGAAACGAAACCCGTCAACAGCCCTCCAAGACCCTGGCTGAAAGAAGGTTCGACGAGTTCTGGGCAGCTTACCCGAAGAAGGTCGGGAAGAAAGCAGCGCAGACTTCATGGAATAAACTCAAACCAGATACAGAGCTCCACGACAAGATCATGACGGCTATAGGTAGAGCCAGAGCGACAGAGCAATGGCTAAAAGAAGGCGGAAGATATATACCAAACCCAACAACCTGGATAAACCAAGGTAGATGGGACGATGAATACGAGGAGGTGGCACCGAATGGAGTCAATAGCAAGTATTTTGACAGGAACAAACAGCAACCAGATACAGCAGCGAAGGGAAATGAGAGCAAACAGGATGCCCTCGCAGGATTTAAAACAATCGACGACTACGACTTCAAGTGAAGAGGACAAAAAGAATCGATACCAGATAACAAGCAACCAGGCAAAAGAAGAGGGATGGAATTGGAATGAGGATCCACCAGAACCAAAGAGCTGCGAGTTTTGCGGCAAGACGCTATACCACATCGGAATTATTTCACCGCTTCAAAACAAACAGGTCTTCACATGGCTAAAAGAGCCGGAACATTGCGACTGCAAAGAGGCACAAACATACTGGGCAAAGGTTGAAGCAGAGCGAATAGCTGCAGAGGAAGAAAAGAAGCGCCAGGAAGAAGCAATGCGGATACAGCGAAAGATCAGCAAACTGGTCAAGGACAGCGGAATCAGGGGAAGGTTCCTGAACCGGACATTTGAACGCTTCGAGATTGACGAAAAAAACAAAAGAGCATATCAAGCAGCCAAATGGTACGCCGACAACTTCCCGGCCATGCTTCCAAAGAAAAACAAAGACGGATCCGGACACATAAGCCCACCAGAGAAGGAACGGAATGGACTTTTAATAACCGGAAACTACGGAACAGGCAAGACGCACCTGGTCACAGCGATATCAAACCAACTAATCGCCGGAGGAATACCGGTAATATGCATGACGATGATAGACCTTCTGGCCAGAATAAAACAAACTTTTGACAGAAGCGACAACGCCACAGAAGCCGACATCATGAAGATTTACGAAGAGGTACCGCTTCTGGTAATAGACGACATAGGCAGCGAGCAGCCAAGCGAATGGGGATCAACGAAAATATTCGCGATTGTAAACTCCAGGTACGAAGCATACATGCCGACCATTGTAACCACAAACTACGCAGGAGACGAGCTGATCCGGAGAATGACACCAACCGGAAGCAACGGAAGGCCGATGGACAGCAGGAACGCAGAGAAGACCCTCGACCGCCTGAAGGAAATGTGCATAGGCATTGAAATGAACTGGGATAGTTGGAGGTCGAGATGATGGAAGAGAAAAGACAGCTCACACCAGCAGACAAAGCAAAGTGCAAATGGACACAAGAGGAAGAGTACTACCTTCAGGATAAATGGGGAGAGGTAAGTATTAAAGGAATCGCTAAAACCCTGGGACGCAGCGAAAACGCAATTATAGTCAGAGCCCAACGGATGGGACTCGGAGCCCACCTTCACGCAGACAGCCGCGTAACAGCCAACCAGCTGATGAAAGCGGTATACGGAGGAAAGCAGCAAGGCGGATGGACGATGAACCGCTGGATCGAGAACGGACTACCCATAAAGAAGCACCTGGTGAAGAATAGCCGGTTCAAGGTTATTGACATAGACGACTTCTGGAAATGGGCAGAGCAGAACAAAGACATAGTGAACTTTTCACAGATGGAAGAGAATGTACTCGGCAAAGAACCCGAATGGGTTAAGCAAAAGCGCAGAATTGACATTAGGGAGAAGTTCAAAAAGACACCATGGACACCGACAGAGGACAAGAAGCTAATTCAACTTTTAGACAAATACGAGTACACATACGACGATTTATGCAAGGCACTGAACCGAACAGAAGGCGCAATAAAACGCAGGATCATAACCCTTGGACTGACGCAAAGACCAATAAGAAATTACGACAGACACTGGACAGAAGAAGAGACAGAGAAGCTCCTTGTAATGAAGTCAAAAGGACACTGCTGGGAAGAAATAGGACGAGAACTTAACAGAAGCGGCAGCGCAGTCAGAGGCAAATACGAGAGACTTCAAAACCCGGAATATTGCAAGAGGTACTACAGAAACAACAGAGAAAAGCTGGCCGCATATTTCCAAAAAGACATGTGCCAGCACTACATCAAGACCATAGGGTGCACTGCAGGAGAAGAAAACTGCGACGACTGCCAACAATTTAGGAGAAGAAACCCGGAAGAAAAAACAAACACAGGGTGGAACTCAATAACGAGCATAGGCGCGAAGGAAATCCTTCAGGAAAGATATGAAAACATCGGATAAGGAGGGAACCTGATGAAAAAGAGAGCATGTAGAATGACCGAGGAGGAAAAAGCAATGCACGACAGAGCGGTGAAGCTCAAGAAAATGACAGACGCGCAGCTTTGCGAATTCATAGACCACACATACGGCAAAGGAATGGAAGAAGGAACAAAGCTGGCACAGATCAACAAACAGGAAGAGCCGACAGAAGCAATCGACCCAGTAAAGAAATTCATCGAATACTTGGAAAGAAGAACAGGAACCGGAAACAGGATAGGACGCGGAACAATACTGCAGCTTAACCGGGAACTGGAGAATGCAATCAATGGAGGTTTATTCACAGGGGAGGCGACCAGATGAAGGGATACGGCAACACACATGCAAACAGAGGTCAGCCGTTCGAAGATTTCCTAAAGTTCGTAAACGAACGGTACCAAGCGGACGGAATAGCGTGCGTTCACAAAGTACCGACTGAATTTATACCACTGCGGAACGCCAAAGGCCAGGTATGCAGCGCAAAGGTAGAGACAAAGAGCTGCGTCGACTACTTGGGAAGATACAAGAACATTCCGGTAGCCATTGAAGCAAAGCACACCAACGAAAAGAGGATCGCATTCAGCAGGGTAGAACCACACCAGGCCGCATACCTCGATGATTGGAGCAAAGACCCGGACGCAATAGCGCTGGTGACAATCAGCTTCAACCTTAAAAAATTCTACTCGGTACCTTGGCCATTTTGGAGAGCAGCTGCTATAGCGTGGGAGATGAAGAGGGCAGGTAAAGACCCAGGGAAGCAGATAGTAAGGGAGTACGGCTGGGAATGGACAACACCAGGCATGGCCAGTGTAAGCGAAGAGCAACTCCTGCCAGATTGGGAGATAAAAACCGGAGGCAGATCGGGACTCCCATACCTGGAGATAATCGACAAAATGACAAGGGGGTAAAGGTATGAGCAGCGAGGACAAAGTAGTGGAATCATTCGACTTGAACCGGATCACGAAATCAACCAAATTTCCGATAATTTGCATTTACAACAACCCAAAGGACTACCCGGGGAAATACATAGCCAGGCTTTGGGACGTAAATACACCGACAAACATCGTAGCCATAGCTGAAAGCCTGGAGGAGATCAGGAAGACAAAGCCATCGGACATGGTGATCATGGACAGACAACCGAAAGACGACCCGGTAATAGTTGAAACATGGATTTAAGAGAGGAGGCCCAACCACACATGAAAGAAGTAACGAGATATCAATGCGAATTTTGCAAAAAGGATTTTAGAACACCAGACAAGCACTACTGCAAGAAGAACCCAGAGCTGAAGAACTGCTTCACTTGCAAGAACCTGAAGGGATGGCTCGAGAGCGAGGATGGAGTAGACGTAGGAGTAGGAGTGATCCGAGACCCGAACTACCCAGACTGCGCAGCAGACGTGGACGGATGGAACATAGAAGACATAAAATACGCGAACTACGACATGCAGTGCGACAAATGGGAACAGGGAACATACGACTGGAGAAAAGACTTCAACGAATACGAGGGAATGGAGGGGATATGGTGATGAAAGCAATAACATTATGGCAACCATGGGCGCAGCTGATAGTACAAGGAGACAAGCTAATCGAGACCAGAGGACGCAATACCAACATAAGAGGGAGAGTAGCCATTCACGCAGCAAAATCAGACCACAGCGGGATACTGCTACATATACCAATGCGCGAACTCGAATTCTTTCAGGAAGCAGGCGTAACAGGAATAAAAGAACCGCCGAGAGGTGTAATCGTCGGCACAATAGAGATTATAGACAGCTGGCCAATAGAAGAAATTATGGGAACAGGATACGACACGCCAAAGGAACGAGCCTTCGGAGATTGGAGCCCAGGACGCTGGGGATGGATACTTCAGAAACCGATACTTTTTGAAAAACCAATACCGGCAAAAGGATCCCAGGGCTTCTGGAATTGGGAGGATGAGCGATGAAAGAGATCAAAGCTTTTCAATGCGACTTTTGTAAAAAGTATTACAGGCATAAATCATCAGCAAAAAGGCACGAAGATATGTGCTACAGAAACCCCGATAACAGAGCGTGTTTGACATGTGGGAACTTTGAACAATACTACGAAACAGTTTATGTAAGGCCACACGGAGACCAAAACTACGGCGACGCCGACTATGAGGAACAGTTTCTTATTTGCAAAGCCACTAAAAAGGACTTCGGAGCAGAAAAAATTATCGACAGACAAAAATTTCAGCATCACTGCAGAATGTGGAAGCCAATAGAATTTGAAGAAGAAGAGATAGTGGAGGAAGCATAAATGATCAGATACAAATGCCTGAAATGCGGAGGCGACCAATACTCCGCAGACCCACACAAAGAAAACGAACCATGCATCTACTGCGACCACAAAGGCACAGAGTTCATGGATAACATAAACGAAGACCAGGAGGAGCCAAAGGAGGAGATCAAATGAAGACCTACATGAACAGGATCGACAGAGAGCACCATTTGGTGATCCTGATTGTTTGGGACTACCTCGGGAGCTGGCTGGAAAAGACGAGCTGCCTCACCAAGGAGGAACGCAAAAGAATAAAGACGGCAACAACCCACTTATTACACACCAGCGACAGCATCGTCCAGAGGATGGAATACGACTACGCAAAGAAAATTATGAAGGACGCAAAGAACATAGAAATCCGGATAGCGGATCGTACGCGCGAAAGCCTGAAGAACAAGGAAGGCGGCACTTATATAGACATTGAGGATTTATACGACCTGGGCAGTTTTGCACTCAAGGAATGCCGAGGATGCAAGAAAGAAGACCATAAAGAGTGCGAGAGATACCAGCTATTCATGAAATTAAATATTCCGGTGGCGCAGGAGCAAACAGACAGCTGCCCATACGAGAATTAAAGCGGAGCTCCAGCAGAGTCATAGCGGAGTCCCGGCGGAGAAATCAGAAGAGGGGGATCGAATGAATGGGGCTAAAGAAGAACCAAAGATCATCGAATGCAGCAGGTGCGGCTGTGAGTGGAACGTAAGCATAAACGCATACATACCAAGCAGCGGGTACACTTGCCCGCATTGCACAAGCAGAGAGCGAGAAAATAATACCTTTCAGGAGGATAACGATATGGCAAATAGAGCATTGCTTCACCGAAATAAAATAGAAGACTTCAAAGGCTGGCTTCAGGCGGATGGCTGGCAGATAGAAGAACCCAAAGGAATATACGAGGTAGTGAGGGCAAGAAAGGGCGACAGGAAGCCTTTAATAGTTTACACGAGGGACAATAAGGGAAACGAGCACATAACCGTTCAGAGCCGAGATGAGGGCGTCGTGAGAGCATACATAAGAGACAAAAGAAGAGAAGCCTGGTGCAAAGCAAACGGCGTAGAGAAGATCACCAGAGAAAAAGCACACGAAATATGGGACAGCAGCCCAATCGGCAGAGAAGACTACCAGCCAAGAGGTCGTTTTTATTACATGGACGGCAAAACAATCATCGGCATAGATAACGACAGAGGCGGAGCCTGGACGGAAGAGTTCAAGAATTGGGACACGTTCAAACTATGGATCGCATCGCAGCTGACTGTAGAGGAGGCAGAAAGGATAACTGGAAGGAGGAACGGCCATGGCAAGCGTGTCGGCGTTAGAAATTAAGAAAGCACTGGCAAAGAAGCACGGTGATAGGGAATTTTTTATAACTGAATGTAAAACAGGGCCAACAAGGTCAGGAGTACTGCAGTTTGATGGATTGGCAATTTATAAGAGCTGGGCACACCCAAACATTGCAGGATACGAAATAAAGGTAAGCAGGAGCGACTTCTTAAGGGACGCAAAATACACCCAGTACATGCCATATTGCCACGAGTTCTCGTTTGTAACACCGCAAGGAATGGTTCAGCGCCAAGAAGTAGAAGAAAATATCGGCCTGATTTGGTACAACCCGGAGACCAGGGGACTGACAACCAAGAAAAAAGCTGTTCACCGAAATATAGAAGTAAACCCGGATATGCTTTTGTACATCATCATGACCAGGCTGGAAAGCGACCGGCTGCCATTTACCAGCGATAAGACGGAGTATTGGAGAGAATGGCTGAATGAGAAGATCAGCAACCGGGAACTCGGATACCAGGTGAGATCAAAACTCCTGGATAAGATAGAAGAACAGGAACGTGACCTGCGGAGATTTCGAGATAACAAAGACGACCAAGAAGAACTAAAAGCGATTGGCAAGGTCATGGAGAAGCACGGAATACGAGGATACTGGCAAAAGGCCAAGGCAATCGATGAAGCATTAAGCAGAGCGTATCCAAGGGAACTGGATAACCTTCAACAAAAGCTGCAGGACGCAGCGGCCAGCATTGAGAAGTTAAAAGCAACATACAAAGAGGAGGAGCAGAGCGATGATGAATAAATCAAAGATAGAGTGGACGGACTTCACATGGAACCCAATAACAGGATGCCTTCACGGCTGCGAATACTGCTACGCAAGGAAGCAAGCGAGGCGCTTCTGTGGAGACATAAGACTAAACAAAGGATCCGACCAGCTGCAGAAAGACGAAAACGGACTTTATATTCTGGAGAAGCCATTCAGGAACAAAACATCAAACAAAGTAATACCAGATCCAGTAGGATTTGAACCGATCATGCATAAGTATCGCTTGGCCATGCCAGCGCAGAAAAAGAAACCAGCGAAGATTTTCGTAGTTTCCATGGGTGACTTATTCGGAGCCTGGGTACCAGACAGCTGGATAGAGGAAGTATTCAAGGCATGCGACGCAGCGCCATGGCACACTTATATGTTTTTAACAAAGAACCCACGCAGATACATGGAATTGGCAGAGAAGGGCATCATCCGAACCGCCGACAACTTCTGGTACGGAAGCACGGCGACAACACCGGAAACAGAATTCTTCTGGCACGACCAGCTGAACACTTTCGTAAGCATCGAACCAATACTCGCACCATTCCCGGACGCAATACACCCAGACTGCGGAATTCAAAAGGTTAAATGGGTAATCATCGGAGCAGAAAGCGGAAACCAAAAAGGAAAAACAGTGCCAGAGAAGGAATGGATCCGAGACATAGTCAAGGCGTGCTGGGCAACAAAGACGCCGGTCTTCCTAAAGGATAGCCTACAAGAAATATGGGGAGAAGATCTCATCCAGGAATGGCCAAAGGGAATGCCAGTAGATAAAAGCAATGACGTACCACACTGCAAGGAATGCGAACACCACAGCACCACCCAGGAGGGAAATCGAGGGGAACGACATGAATGTGAAATAGGATGGGAGAGCTCCGGATACGACGACAGAGGATCCAGACACATACCAGGCAACGCAGCCAGAACCAGCCCGGCATGGTGCCCGAAACGGAAGGAGGAATGACAAATGCCTTGCGAACCAATTATAAATAACGGAAAAGCTGTCGGCTTCATTTGTTCCAGATCCAGAGGGAAACCAAAGCCGCCTCCATGCTATAAATGCGGAAAGCCATCAACCAAGTTATGCGATTTTAGGGATTATGGTACAAGAAAACGGAAAGACGACTACGGAAGGGAGCAAACGACAGAATGGACAGCGCTCGATACATGCGACAGGCCGATGTGCGATGAATGCGCCAACCACGTAGGAGAGGACACAGACTACTGCGACGAGCACAACAATCAATTAGCCATTCACAGAACCGAGCACGGAGAGAGAGTTCACCAGGAGCGCCTGAAGAAACTCGGCATATCAGAGGAGGAAGAGTGATGAAAAGGCTGATTTATAAAACAAAGCGGTTCTTTCATTCACTCAAAGTGAGATGGAAGTTAAGAAAATCATTCAAGATATGGCGAGATGCGTCGTACCATTTCCAAATGGCAGCATACGACATAGCGCAGAGAATAAAGGTAACCAACGAAGAGATTCAAAAGGCGTTGAGGAGAGCAACCGAAGAGAGGGGGAGATCGTGATGGGAACAATAATCACCAATAAGGGGGTAGTATTATTGGCCGTAGCTGCAATAAGAACACTTGGCGTGAACAACGGTATAACAATCCAGGTAAACAACCAATTATATACAGTTAGGCCCCCGGAAGAACACGCACAACTCCTCAAATGGCAACACTATGCCAAAAACGGGAAGAAAAAACGCATTAGGAAGAAGTACCAAAAAAAGATTCTTAAGTATGTGGCGAAGTTTGCAAAATTTCACGGGACAGAAAACCCATGGCCAAGCTTTAAACCAGAAGGAGGCAAAAACTATGATTGAATACTGCGGAAACTGTAAAACAGGAGCAGAGACCCACGAATTATACCCAGGGACATGCCCGTATTACAAAAAAACATCGGGCAAGCACTGTGCAAACCACATGCTACTACCATACAAGCCCAATGAAGGCCGCATGGTTTATATCGCCAGCGCCATGAGAGGAGATATAGAAGGCAATCTGAAGAAGGCAGCAGCATACTGCCACGCAGCAGCGGAAGCGGGAGCGGTACCAATCGCTCCCCACCTCTATTTTTCAGCATACCTGGATGACAGAGTACCCGAAGAGAGGGCTGCAGGCATGGAAATGGGGCTTCACATTTTGAGACGATGCGACGAGCTCTGGGTATTTGGAACACCAACCGAGGGAATGAAGGAAGAAATCAAACTGGCCAAGAGCCTACACATTCCGATCCTTTATATACCGGAGGAAATCATAAATAGAATATTAGAGAGGGGACAAACAGCATGAACAAAGTAATTTTAATGGGACGCTTGGCAGCGGATCCAGAACTTCGATACACAACCGGAGGAGTAGCGGTAGCTACCTTCACACTTGCAGTAGACAGACCAAAAGCGAAAGACAGAGACCAGGAGACAGACTGGCCACAAATCATAGCGTGGAGGCAAAAGGCTGAATTTGCAGCAACATACCTAACAAAAGGCAGGAAGGTACTCGTTACAGCAGCCGTAAGGACAAGAACATACGAGGACAAAGAAGGAAAAAAACACAAGATAACAGAGTTTCAAGCAGAGGATATAGAGTTCTGCGACAGCAAACCAAAAGGATCCTACGGAGACAACCAGGAGAGCAGCCCAGCAGACTTTGACTCACCAGAAGGATTTATACCAGTAGAAGACGACGAAGATTTACCATTCTAAAAGAGGAGGAGGGATAATATGGCGATGGACAGCAAAGAGTCAATGGGAATTGTCGGGGCAAGTTTTGTCTGCTTGAGCACCAGGGTAATGGAGCTCGCAATCCAGAGAGGAATAGATACCGGCACCAAGGCTGCAATGGAATACATCATGGAAGAGAAGAAGACCCAACAGAAAGGGAGGTACGACAGGCGGCTCCGCAACACAAGACTGCTTTTGAAGAACTACCGCACGCTTAAGCAACACGCCCAGGGCGCTGTGTTCAACGCCAAAAAAGCAAAGGAGAACGCGGTAGACATTCTGGACGGTCTGGACAGCTTTCAATTTGACGACAACCTTTATATCGAGAGTATAAAGAGGAGCCAGCAGAGAACAATCATCATCCTGCGCCACATCGACGAGATGATGAAGTACTACAGGATAGCCTGCGAGGAGTCCGGACGCGAAGACGAGATGAGATGCTACAGGATCATCATGGGCACATACATCGACGACGAGAAAAAAACAGCGGAGGAAATCGCAGAAATAGAAAACATAGAAAGGCGTACGGTTTATAAGAATATAAACACAGCAATGAAGCCCCTGTCAGCCCTGATATTTGGCGTGGACAGCATCAAATTATACTGATACAAGCACCATGCAAGCAGGGGGCAATAACCGGGCACTGTAAAGGCATTACAAATAAAATAAAATGATAGCGTGGAGGAGTGAAAAGAAATGGCAAAAAAGAAGCCGAAGAATACCTTCATTGAGATTGACTACGAGACCGAAGCAGAACCAAGAGCTACCACACCGGACGGAATACCGGTGTTCTGTGCTTTTGATGAACTGGTACCGATTGAGAAGACAGTCCCGAACCCAAAGAACCCAAACCAGCACAACGAGAAACAGATCTCACTGCTGGGAAGCATCATCCAAGCAAACGGATGGAGAGCAGCAATAACCGTTTCAAAGAGGAGCGGTTTCATTGTTAAAGGACACGGTCGACGCCTCGCAGCACTTCACATCAAGAGCGGGCACGTTCCGGTAGATTACCAGGACTACGCAAGTGAAGCAGAGGAATGGGCAGACCTTATAGCAGACAACAGACTGGCGGAGCTTTCCACATTGGACACAGCAATGCTAATTGATTTAATCGGGGACATGGACACCGGAGAAGTACCGGTGGAACTAACCGGTTATTCAGAAGAAGACCTGGCCGACATCATAGCAGCCATGGAAGGAGCCGACGATACCACAGACGACAAAGCGGACGCAGCTCCAGCAATACAAAACATACCGATGAGCAAAGCCGGTGACATTTGGAACCTTGGAAGCCATAGACTGGTATGCGGCAGCGCAACAGACAAAGCCACTATCGTGAAGTTGATGGCAGGAGAAAAGGCACAAATGGTCAACACAGACCCGCCATACGGTGTAAGTTATGAGACCCAGAGCGGCAAGTTCGACATGATCAAGAACGACGACCTAACAGGCGACGACTTGATGGCCACACTGCTAATACCAGCGTTTAAGAATTACGTAGAGTTCACGGATCCAGACGCAGCCTTTTATATTTGGCACGCAAGCAGCACAAGGCGAGACTTTGAAGACGCCATGACAGCTGCAGGGATCATCGAGAAGCAATACTTAATCTGGGTAAAAAACGGAATAGCCCTGGGACATGCAGACTATCAATGGGCACACGAACCGTGCTTCTACGCAGAGAAGGCAGGGCAAAGCGCACACTTCTATGGAGACAGAGCGCAGAGAACAACCTGGAAGGTAGTACTTCGAGACGCAGAACAGATGGCAACCGTCCTCACAGGAGGCGTCGTATTAACCGACGGAGCCGGAGGTAAAGTATTTCTTAATGACAAGCCACCAAAGGGCAAGAAGATCCGTTATATTCGTTTGAGCGAAGGAAAGAGCGTCTGCCTTTATCCAGAGGAAAAAATATCAACCGTCTGGGAAGTGGCCAGAGAGACTGGCACAGAGCACCCAACACAGAAGCCGGTAGAGCTTGCAGTAAGAGCAATAGACAACAGCAGCCAGCCAGGAGACCTGGTGCTTGACTTCTTCGGAGACAGCGGCAGCACACTCATCGGATCTGAAATGACCGGAAGGCGCTGCTACACGACAGAGCTTGATCCAAGATACTGCGACGTAATCATAAACAGATACGTGCGCTTCACAGGAAACCTCGGCGTCACATGCCAAAGAGGAGACCAGGAGCTGCAGTACATACAGCTCAAAGAAGAGAACGACAAGCTAAACAGCATTACACCTGAAGAAGGTTAAAATATAGCAATTAGAGAAGAGGCAGACCGCCGAAAAGATGGTCTGCCTTTAGTTATATCCAAAAGAAAGGAGGAAGCAACATGGCAAAGAAAAAGCCAATAGAACCAGAGAACCTATGGGATAGAATACCCGGAGAAACACCAAGGGAATACCAGAAGTTCTGTGCATTCAGAGACATGATCAGCGAGGACAAAGACCTGCGCAGCAGGAGAAGGAGTATCCCAAAGCTATGTGAACAGATAGGCTTTTCACCGGATCACCTCCGGAAGTTAAGCGCAAAGAACGACTGGGTAAACAGAGCAGCAGCATACGACGCATACCTGGATGAACAGATCCGGGAGCAGAATGAAGCAGACATAATCAAAATGAAAAAAGACCATGCGCTGCTGGCCTCCCAGATGATAAAGAAAGCAGCCAAACGACTGCTAACCATACCAGAGGAGGAAATCGCGGCTTCCGACATCGTGCGCCTGGTCGATGTTGGAGTTAAAATCGAGAGATTGAGCCGAGGAGAGTCCACCGAAAATAGACAAATAAGCGGGGAGACAAAGGTAACTCACCAAGGCGAAATCAAAGTAAGGAGCCCAGGAGACCTCAACCTTTCCAGCTTGTCAGATGAGGAGCTCGTAGAGCTTGAACAGCTACTGGAAAAGCTACATACAGAGCCCGATATTTGATGTTGACGCTCTGCAGGCGGCGCTTCAAAGGGAAAAGGCAGAGCGTAACCTTTCAGAGTACATCAAACAGGCGTGGAAGGTAATCGAACCAGGCACAACGTATGTAGACAACTGGCACATTGACCTGATAAGCGAATACCTGCAGGCAGTAGAAAACAGCGAGATATTGAGGCTTATAATCAACATCCCGCCTCGACACATGAAGTCCATACAGACAACGGTATGCTACCCGACATGGTCGTGGATCAAGAAGCCAGAGAAGCGCTTCATCAAGGTTTCATACAGCGACAGCTTATCCAGGAAGCACAACGTACTATCAAGAGATATAATCACCAGCCCGTGGTACCAGGAGAACTGGGGAGACAAGTTCTCGCTTAAAGACGACGTGAACAGACAGAACGAGTTCAAGAACACCCACCACGGAATGATGTTCTCGACAAGCGTCGGCGGATCATTAACAGGTGAAGGCGGAGACGTAATCATCGTAGACGACCCACAGAACCCCCTAATGGCCAACAGTGAGGCTGAAAGAGAAGCGTCAATAGCTTTCTTTAAGAACACCCTTCAAACCCGTCTAAACGACCCAAAGAAGGGCGCAATCATAATCATCATGCAGAGGTTACACGAGAACGACCTGACCGGCTACGTTTTAGCAGAGCAGCTGGGCTACGAGCATTTATGCCTACCTGCAGAGGCACCAGAGAAAACAATAATAACCTTCCCGATAAGCAAGAAGGAAATCATCCGGGAAGAGGGAGACATCCTGAACCCACAGAGATATGACAAAGAAACACTGTCAGGCCTTAAGAAGTCCATGGGAAGCGTCCAATACGCTGGGCAGTTCCAGCAGACACCAGCGCCAGCAGAGGGCGTTATTTTTAAGAGAGAATGGCTGGGGAACTCATTCAAAGTGGTTCCATATCAGAACATGCTTATTCAGTCATGGGATATGGCATTCACTAAGAGCGAAGGCAGCGCCAAGGTGGCAGGCTTCGTCGTAGGAAGGCACGGCAGCGACATATACATTCACGACCTCGTAAACGAAAAGATGAGCTTCACAGAGAGCGTGACAGCCGTCCGGACACTTTCAGGCAAATGGCCAAAAGCCAGAGCGAAGGTAGTAGAGAATAAAGCAAATGGCCCGGCCATCGTTGACCTTTTGAAAAAAGAGATCCCGGGAATGGTAGAGTTCAACCCAAAGGGCAGCAAGGAGGAGCGTGCAATCAGCGTAACACCTTACTTTGAGGCGGGAAATATATGGTTCCCGGATCCAGCGACCCACCCATGGGTACACGATTTAATCAACGACCTTTTGATATTTCCAAAGGGAACATACAAGGACACGGTGGACGCTTTAGTTCAGGCGATCCTTTATCTAATGGATAAGCCATCAATTACCGGCCCACCAAAGACCGGAGGCCTTCAAAAGAACAGCTACTGGAAGAGATAACAAAAAGCATGGTGCAAGCACCAGACAAGCACCAGACAATAATAGTACCAGCACTACACCAGTACAGTAAAAGCACAGCCCGATGATGTGGAAATGATAAAAATGATAAATTCGATGATAAAAACGACAGAGCGTCGATCATTGAAAACGCGCTAAAAAGACATCAAACGAGGACTTGAAACACAGTAAATACAAGGGTTTGCAAAAAGCACCAGACAAGCACCGTGCAAGTACCATAAAGGCACAGTTCTTTCCGGGCTGGTACCCTATTACTGGTACCCTATTACCTATTACCTTTTACCTATCACTGTTAACACCAAAAAAATGGTGAGAGGGAGAGAGGAGGAAAATAAAAAAAACAAATAACAGAGAGGAGCACTCACAATGGATAGTAAAGCATTTCAATTAAGAGCACGCTTCATGCGAGAGGCGGAGGAAAAAGGAACAACAGCACAAATGATGATAGCAGCCGTTAGATTACCAACCGGAGCCGTTGAGGTTATCACAAACACCGCGCTGATACCAACAAAGATAGAGTATTACAACACCGCATACGATGAGGAGTTCAAGCTCAAAGCAAATCACAATGTCCAGATAGTGGGCTTCATGTTTGTGTAACCAAGGTACAACGGAGAAGGAGGTGAGAAGAGAAAATGGGAAATAACAGCTTTAAAGAAATGGGACGCCTGGGCCAGAAGAGATACGGCGGCTTTTTTTACGAGGAGTTCTTAAAAGAGCTTCAGGGAAAGAAGGGCGTGGAAGTCTTCAGGGAGATGAGCGAGAACGACGATGTGATCGGTTCGATCCTTTATGCAATCGAAATGCTAATCAGGCAGGCAACATGGAACGTCCAACCGGCAGGCAGCACGCCAAAAGATGAAGAAGCAGCAGAATTCATATACCAATGCATGGACGACATGCAGGACACATGGACAGACACCATATCGGAAATCCTGTCCTTTTTGACGTTTGGATGGAGCGCTCACGAACTCGTATACAAACGCCGCGCAGGCAAGAGCAGAGATCCGAAGCTGAACAGCAAATACAGCGATGGATTGATAGGATGGCAGAAACTACCCATTAGAGCACAGGAGACCCTGTGGGAGTGGATATACGATGATGGAGATAATCTCCTGGGAATGTCGCAGATGCCACCGCCAAAGTTTGAAATTCTTGAAATACCAATCGAAAAGTTGATGATATTCAGGACAAAGAGTAGGAAGGGCAGCCCAGAAGGAAGGAGCATTCTACGTAACGCTTACCGCAGCTGGTACTTCAAGCGCAGGATCCAGGAGATAGAAGGAATCGGAGTAGAAAGAGACCTGGCCGGTTTTCCAGTGTTGACAGCGCCAGAAGGAATGAACATCTGGGACGACGACGATCCGGACATGGCAGCAATAAGAGCTGCGGCCGACGCAATCGTTCAAAATGTGAGAAGAGACAGCCTCGAAGGCTTATCAATGCCATCCGGATGGAAGCTGGAGCTATTAAGCACAGGAGGACGCCGACAATTTGACACAAATGCAATCATCGAAAGATACGACACCAGGATAGCAATGACAGTCCTCGCAGATTTTGTATTATTAGGCCACCAACAGGTGGGAAGCTTCGCACTTTCAAGCGACAAGACGGAACTCTTCGCAATGGCGGTAGGAGCATACCTGGACATTATATGCGAGACATTCAATAACAAGGCAATCCCGGCACTTATAGACCTAAACGGCGAACACTTCAACGGAATAACAGACTACCCAACACTTGAACATGGGGATGTTGAAGGAGCAGACATTCAGGCACTGGCGGCATACATCAAGGATATGACAGGCGTAGGCGTGCTGGTACCAGACGATGGAATAGAAGACTTTGTAAGAGAGGCAGCCGGACTACCAGAGAGACTGGACGACAGCATGGCACCAAACCCAAGGCAGCCAAAGAAAAAACCAGGAACAGAAGCAGATCCAGACGACCTGGGAGAGCTTGACGACGACGAGGAAGCCGTGAAAAAGGCGAAAGAGAGACTGGGGAGGTATGATTAATGATCAGGATCAAGAAATCAATTCACCGACACCCGGTACTCAAAGCTAAAAAGAAAAGCGCAGCTGCAGAGGACGTCCTCGAAAAGCTCAATTCATTTCTTGATGCAACGGAACCAGAACCGGTTTATTTCCTCACCAGGATGTGGAATGATCAGCAGCAGGCAGTAACATACAAAGAACTCCGGGAGGCAATACAAAGCGGACACCTGGATGAGAAGACCCTGCAGGCATGGCAAAACGACTATGCTAATTTTGTTAATGAGAAATTGAAACCGGTATGGACAGAAGCAATGACGGCGGCCAATGCAGACCTGATGGCCAAGCACCCGGATTATTTCTTTGATCCAATGAGCCAGGAAGTGCTCAAATGGACAAATGAGCACGGAGCCCAGTGGGTATCTTCGATATCAGACGAGCAAAAGGAAGCCATAACAGCAATGCTGGATAATTCATTCAGCGGAGATTTTACAGTTGATGAACTGGCCAGGGCAATACGCCCGACCGTAGGACTGAACAAAACCCAGTCAAAGGCGAACGTCAACTATTACAAACACATAAAAGAGAGCTTGCTGGAGAATAACCCAGGCATGAAAGAGACCACGGCCGAGAAGAGGGCGAGGGATGCAGCCCAGAAGTACGCAGCCAAGCAGCACAGACAAAGAGCTTTCACAATAGCAACCACAGAAATGGCCTTCGCTTATAACAAGGGAGCTGACGAAGGAATGAAACAGGCCCAGGCGCAGAACCTCATAGGCAAGGTAAAAAAAGTATGGAGCACAGCAGCCGATGAAGGCGTGTGTTCAATATGCGGAGGATTAGACGGAACTGAAATAGATATGGAGGAAGATTTCGACTTCAAAGGGCATACACTGTATAGCGGGCAGAAGCAAACACCCCCAGCTCACCCGCGCTGCAGATGTGCCGTTCTTTACATTGAGACGGAACCACCAAAGTATCAACCAGAGCCGGAGCCAGATGTAATCCAAACATGGAGCCAGCAAGACCAGGTACCCGTACCAGAACCACCGGAACCAGAACTACCGAAAATACCAGAGGCACAGAAAATGCCAAAAGGAATGAAGTACAACGGCAAGCCAAACCTCGGACAGACTGGAGAGATCCATTCATACCTTGACGAACTGGGAGACGAGTGGTTATTCAAACCAGCACAGACCAAAAGCGGAAATCCGGAAGCCTTCAGGGCATACGTCCAGGAGGCAGGATATAAAGTCCAAGGAATAGTGGATCCGGAAACAGCAGTACCGGTAGGAACAGGAGAGCTCGGCGGCAAGTTTGGAGCTTTTCAGAAGAGAGTAATGACTGTAGACGACACGGTCGACCTGAAGCATTGGCAATACACCAGCGACCAACTACCACCCGGAGCAGCTTCACAGCTTCAAAGGGAACATGTCACAGACTGGCTGATGGGGAACTTCGATAGTCACGGCGGAAACTTCGTGATGGACGACGCAGGAAAGCTCATAGGATTAGACAAAGAGCAATCATTCAGGTACATCAACCAAATAGGCGGCCAGCAAATGAGCTACACCTACCACCCGAACTCAACATATGGAGAGACAGAGCCGATTTATAATACACTGTTTCGTAGGTTTGCAAAGGGAGAGATTGACCTCGACCTTCAGGACACCCTGACATTTGTTAAGCGGGTAGAAGCCATACCAGATACGCAGTATCGGGAAATATTCAGAGGTTATGCAGAGGAACTACGAGGTAAAGGTAAAGCTGCAGAGGAACTTCTTGATGAGATCGTCGACAAAAAGGGAAGATTAAGAGAAGACTACCGACAGTTTTATTCAGACCTTCTGACCGAGAGAACCGGAAAGAAGCAGGCGTTCATATGGGCCGATGAAGCAGCGCAGCACATGCAGCAGCCATTGACAGCAGTAACGCACAGCCCGGACGTCTTAAAAAAGATGAACACGGCAGAGTTAAAGCAGTTGGCAAAGCAAAAGCAGATCCCGTACTACAACAACATGAATAAGACCCAGCTGGTCACCAGCATATCAGATCCAATAAAGGCACCCGACATGAGCGCCCAGGTAAGAGATAGACTGGCAGCCAATGAAGCGGCCAGGAAGGCAGCAGAAAAAGCACCGGTACCGCGAAAGGTGAAAGAGATCCTACCGGCCGACGAGATATTCGCAGACATGTCGAAGCTACCAGACAGCAGACTGGGCGTACCGATAAAGAGTGACAAAGGAAACGTCGAAGGCTTGAACCTTACCGGCCGACGAATGCAGCTTCTGGACGACGCATCCGGAAGCACATACGAAGTATATGAGGTTTCAGGAAAGCTGACAAAAAACACATGGTCAAAGACCTGGGATAAAATGAAGCCGATAGGAGACAACAGCGGAGAATTATTCTTTGAGGCCGCAGACGACGCGAAGAAGCTCTACACTTCCAAAGTTGACCTGGGAGCGTCCATTCGGACAATGACAGTGACCGATGGAGAAACGTCCTTCGAACTTTATATCGACGGTCAGACAAGGCAATACAACGGCTGGCGTGGATTTTTCAGAATGAGAACGCCGGTAACATCAAATGGAGCTGTAGATGCAACCAACATGAAAAATATACTTAAAAAGCTGGAACTTGACGATTTGATAACAAGTCCAGACGGAGAAGCAGAGATGATCCTAAAGAAGACCCGCCTTGTTTGGCAGAATGCACCGAACCGGATCCAGGAATTAGATGGATTGACGCCAGAACAAATCCCGACTAAACTGGATATGATAATAAAGCAAGAGAAAATCGACCTAAAACGTGTAAACAACATGAAGATGGTCAAAGTTTTTGATGGATATCAGACCTACATCGAGGAAGGAATACAAGCTACATACGAGAAGGCAGGCCTGAAATACGTATGGACAGGAATACCAGACGCAGACGACATCGTCAAAGTCATTCAGAGCCCTGGTTTATTATCAAATAACAACCGTTTCAAAGCAGGAATGAAGAGAGTTGGAGCCAGCCCGGTGGAAGATTTCAGAACCGGAGGCAGCGATAATGTGTTCACGAGGATAGGCGTCAAGAATAAAAACAACCCTCGATTTGACGACAGCTACCGAGGAAGCAGGTACCGCATTCTTATTGATCCAAAAGAGATGCAGCGAACAGACTGGTACGCATTCGACAGTGACTCATTCGGAAATTCAGATGCGTCAAGGCTGGCAAGCAGACCATCGCCGGTTGAATTTATAAAGAATATGGCCACAAGCTACCGCAGCGGAAATGAAATCATGTTCCGACATGGAATAGCGAAGGAGAGCTTCATCGGAATATCATGCCAGAGCAACTCATTAAAAGCAGAGCTACTGGATAAATTCAAGAAGGCAAACATTACTGCAGTAAACGGAATACCAATCGAAGACTTCGTAAAGGTGGGATCGACAATATGATCAATCAAAGAGCCGTGTACGTATTCAAACCGGCTGGAGCGAAAGACTTCACCGGGATAGCGCTGGACGTACACATTCACAAAGGGAACATACGGTTTTTCGATACCAACAGAGGCCATGAGCTACCAGGCAAGGTTACAGAGGAGACAGAGAAGGGCTTCACCTTCACACCCACTGGAGCCGCACCGGGAGAATGGCAATTCAAGGTACTTACAATCGAAGAGTTCAAGCGCAAATATTACAAGCTGGCCGAAGGCGGACAAACGATGGCGGCCAAATTAAATACCACAGACGACCTCCACCAATGGTACCGGAGGGAGTTCAAGATTTAAGGCGAGGAGAGAACCTCGTCTTTTGCTTTTGAAGGGAGGTAGATAGCATGATTAAGTTCAGCGACCTGGTGAGCGTCCAAAAAGCCAAGGCGGAGCCGAAAGCAAAGACACCAGGAACAGTGAAGGGACGCTTCAAGATACAAAAATCAGACGACGACAAAATGCTGGCGTTCGGATGGGCCAACGTAGCGATTACAGCCGGAGGCAAGCAAATAGAAGACTACCACGAAGACATGATAGATCCAGAAGAACTGGAACAGGCAGCGTACAGCTTCGTAGAGTTTTATCGCGAAGGTGGAGAGATGCACGAGCGCGGAGGATGCGCAGTCCTCATAGAGAGTATGGTATTCACAAAAGAGAAAATGAACGCCATCGGAATAACCGAAGGCACACTGCCTGAAGGCTGGTGGATCGGCTTCAAAGTAACCGACCCGGACGTCTGGGACAAAGTCAAAGACGGAACCTACCCGATGTTTAGCATTGAGGGAGAGGCAGTACGTGAGGAAATCACGGAGGAAGAATAACTCAATATTGATAAACCGAAGGGCGGCGAGCATTCGTCGTTTTTTGTTTTATAAAAAGACTTTTCAAGGAAGGAGGAAAGAAGCAAAATGGCATCTAAACTGAAAGACCTAAAAATCACAAAGGTTGATTTTGTAGACGCCGGAGCCAACCCAGAGGCCAACATCCTACTCTTTAAAAATAAAGAAGGTGCCCCGGCAGCGAAATCCACCACAGAGCCAGCAGCGAAAGGAGGTGAGAAAAGCGATAGTGCAGTAAAGAAGTTTTTCTCGTCCGTAGCGAAAGCCCTGGGAATTGGAGACGAGAACGTCGACCAGGCAGTCGAGGAAATAGCCAAAGGCTACGAGGCCGCTACATTCGGAGAGAAGATGAACGAACAGAAGCGCAGACGTGTAACCAGTGAAATCTGGGACGTTTGCTACGCTTTAGAAGAGAGCTTATGTTCTATCATTTGCGACGACGATGTAGACGAAGCCGATAAACCAGACCTCATGGAACAGAGCCTGAACGAGTTCAGTGAAGCAGTAAAGGGCTTAATACCAACATGGGCACAGGGGAAAACGACAAACAAAATCAACAAGTCAGAGCAACCTATGACACCCGCAAGGCTTGAAATGGCCAAAGCAGCCAAAGAGAAGCTGGAAACCATCATAGCCAAAGCGGAACCAACTCCACCGGCCACAGATCCGGCAGGAGATCCAATCAAAAAACAAAAAACGAAAGGAGAAACGGAAGACATGAAGATCGACAAAAGCAAATTATCACCTGAAGAGCTAACAGCTCTCGAAGCAATCGAGAAAAAGGCTGGCATTCAGGACGAACCAGCAGGCGACCCTAAACCTGCAGATGTTAACAAGGGCGCAGGAGCACCCGCAGCCGGTCAGGAACCAGCAGCAGGAGGAGAAGGAGAAGATATATACAAAGGCCTTCATCCTGCAGTAAAGGCAGAACTTGAAAGACTTCGCAAATCAGCAGACGCAGCAGAGGAAAGAGAGCTGACTGAAATTGCAAAGAAATACGAAATCATCGGTAAAAAAGCCGAAGAGCTCGTGCCTTTATTTAAGAGCTTAAAGACAGCAGGCGGAAACGCATACGACCAGATGATCACTGTTCTGGACGCAAGCGTAACAGCAGTTGAGAAGTCCGGCATCTTTTCAGAAATTGGCAAGAAGGGCAACGGAGAAGCCGATGCATGGACAGCCATCGAGAAGCACGCTGACGAGATCCAGAAATCCATGCCAACAATGACCAGAACACAGGCCATCGACAAGGCATGCGAACAACACCCAGAACTCGTACACGAATACGAGAATAAGAGATAAGGAGGAACAATCATGTATTTTGGAACAAGTATTAATAACAGCGCCACGATAGTGGCAAAGGCTAATGCAGATATTGCAGCTGGAGAATTTCTGGCTGCAAAATTTACAAGTGGTAAGATTGCGGTTTGCGGAACAGCAGGCGAAAATTCTCTCGGACTTATTATTCCTGGGCAAGAAGGAATTAAGGCTGGAGAAGACGTTGATATTCAAATTAAGGATATAGGACTTTGGAAGACCGGTGCAGCAGTTTCAGCAGGAGCAGAATTGACAACTAATGCTTCCGGAAAAGCCATAACTGCCACTGCAGGAGCATTTATTCTGGCAATTGCATTGGAAGATGCGGCGGCAGAGAATGCAGTAATCAAAGTTCAAGTAATCAAATCCGGTTACAAATCAGGGGGAGTAGTTGCTCCGCTTACATTAGCAGGGCTTACAGACGTTGATATCACTTCTATTGCAGACGGAGACGCCATCGTTTATGATGGCACAGCCACAAAGTACGTCAACAAAGCACTTTCAATTGATGATTTAAGTGACGTAGCAATTACAACGCCTGCCGATAAGGAAGTCCTCGAATACGAGGCAGCAACAACAACATGGAAAAACGCAACTAATGCGTAAATAAAGAAATGAAAGGAGACAACAGACAATGAAAGGAACAAGCGTTTCTAATCTTCAGGTAGAAATTGCAAAGGGCTGGAAGCCCAATAACTACCTGACTAACATGAGCATGGCCTACTTCCAAGAGGAGGGAGACTTTGTAGCACCTTCAATATTCCCAATTTGCCCCGTAGGATTAAGCTCAAGCTATTACTACACATTCAGCAAGGCTGACCTTGCGAGAGACAACGTAAGCAGAAAACCTGCCTTCGGAAAGGTTAGCCCTGCTTTAATGGGACAAACAGACAACACATACAAATGCGAGGTAGACCAGATAATCGTCGGAATCGACCAGATCGACTCTTTGAATTACCAAAGAAGCAGAGCACCAGGAGTAGCAGATCCAAGAAGAGCAAAAGTAAGATTTGCAACAGAGCAGTTAAAACTCCACTTGGATATCATATTCGCGCAGCACTTCTTCAAACCGGCTGCATGGGGCAACGTATGGACAGGCGCAGCTGCAGCTGACGAAGCACAAAAGAAATTCCTGAAATTCAGCGATGCAAACTTCGATCCTGTTAACTTCTTCGACGCAAGAATGAAGGAGATCAAACAGAACGGCCGCAGAAAGCCAAACAGACTGGCACTTGGTGTTGATGCATTCAATGCATTAAAGAACCACCCAGACATCATCGAAAGAGTTAAGTACACCGGCAGCACAGCAAACCCTGCTATCGTAACAACCGCAGCTCTTGCAGCAATCCTGCAAATTGAACAGGTGAGAGTGCTTGAAAGCACATACAATGCAGGCGGCATCGGGGAAGAGGATATGCAGTTTGTATGCGCAACAGACGGAGCGCTTCTTTGCTACGCAACAGACAACGCTGCAATCGACGAGCCAAGTGCAGGATATATCTTCACATGGGATATGTTAGGCAATGGCCAGTACACAGCACTTGATCAGTATGAAGGCGAGAAGGGAACACATTCAGAGTTCGTGGAAGGCTTAATGAGCACTGACATGAAGAAAACCTCTGATGATTTGGCGATTTATTTCGACCAATGCATCTAAAAGAAGGAGGAGCATAGATGAACGGTTACACATGCATTAAATCATGCACATTTGGAGGCGTCGCTTATTCAGTAGGCGACGCTATCCCTTTTGATGCCGTTCTTCCAAGCCGTGAGAGAGCCCTAATCAAACAAGGCTTTATATCCAAAGCGGAACATAAATCAGACGCACGCCTGCAGGAAGAGAACGAAAATCTTCAAGAGGAGAATGAAATTCTAACTGCAAGGATAGCAGAGCTGGAAAATTCCGCAACAGGAGCCCCAGAATCGCCCACAGGAGACGGAAACGAGCAAAGAGACATTGTTGTACCCATAACAGCAAAAGGAGGCGTTCTTGAGCTCGTAATGACGCCAGAGGACATTATAAAGGCGGTAGCAACCATGCAGCTTAATGCAGAGGAAGCAGCTAAAGCCGTGGGCGAGATTGAGAAGGAGGAAACCCTGATATTGATTGACGCACTGGACACGAGAAAAACTGTAAAGACAGCAATCATAGCAAGGGTGGAAGCGATGGAAACCGGCGAAGAAGGCGGCAAAGAGGAGGACAAAGGCCAGGGTGATGCGTAATGGCAGAGAAAACATTCACGTATGATCCGGCCAAGTTAGGAGAAAACGGCAAAGACAAAATGCGTTTTGAGCTTGGCGACACCATGGTAGAGGGAGGAGCCGAAACAACATACCTCACAGACGAGGAAATAACTGCAATATTAGGCGCTTACCCAAACAGATGGAAGAGAGCCAAGCTGGCGCTTGTTGAAAGCCTGTGTCGACGCTTTTCTTACGAAGTAGATACCGACGTCGGGCCACTTTCCCTGGGCCTTAATGGGCGCGTAGAGGCATGGAGGGAAATGTATAAGGAACTAAAAGCCGAGATAGGAGGCTACGCAGTACCGAAGGCAAACCCGGCCGCTATTGGCGGCGGTGCTTATTTTTACGCAGGGATGATGGATAACCCGTCCGCCGGAGGCAAGGAAGGTGGCGGTAACGATGTATCTTAGACCAGGAAACCTTTATAAGGATTTCACGATCGAGAAAAAAGGAGCAGCCATGACCTCGCGTGGCCGAGCCAAGAAGGAATACGAAAGCGAGCCCGGAGACCAAATAAAAGCGGTACTGGCGGAGGCAAAACCCCAGGAGAAGGAGCGATGGCGGCAGCTTCAACACCCGATAAGTCATACCATAGTTCAAAGAGGAAAACCCAAGGCAGACGCGGAAGACCGTCTGGTCTTTGGAGAGAGATTATTCTTCATTCAGGGAATAGACGAGCCGGGAGCCTTGGGACTTTGGACGATTTACTATGTGGAGGAACGGTTCGATGGCTATGAACATTAAACCAGAAATCGACAAGCTGGTAGACCAAATCAACTTTGAAGCGAAGTCAAGAGCATTCAGAGCCGCCAACGAGCTCCGAAATTCAGCGCTTACAGTTCTACGAGGACAAAGATCTGGCCGAGTTTATAAGCGGCCATTTTCAAGCAGCAAATACACAGCATCGGCACCGGGGGAACCGCCTGCAGTAAGAAGCGGCGACCTCCGCCGAAGTTGGAGACAAAAGACAGCGTCGGAAAGCACAGGCAAAGGCCTGACAGTGAAGCCAGCAATCACAACCGACGTAAAATATGCACCATGGCTTGATGAAGGAACCGATAGAATGGCACCGCGTCCTTTCGAGGATCCAATCATCGAAGACGCAAAACCCAAGATAAAGGCAATCTACAGCGAGCCGTACCTGAACAAATAAGGGAAGGAGGGAAGCCATGCCATTAATTACAGACAGTACCGAAAAGGTATTTGATATAAGCAGCGTGCACAAAGGAGACCTAATCAGAGCACAATACAGCGGATGGGACGAGCCAAGAAACGGCATCATTACAGCGGTAAGCGAAGATAAGCTGACCGTTTTATTTTTGCCTGGCATTGGGAATGTCACGAATTATTACACCATCCTGGCCACAGAGGTTCAAGCAAGCAAATGGACGGTTAAATGGTCGACAGACCTGCAGACGATCAACACGGAAGGCGTCGTAGTATGACGCTGGAGGATTTGATTTATAACCAGCTCATTCAGAGAACGGAACTAACCGAAAAGCTGGCACGGTATGAAGATGTTCCGGCGGTATTTTACCAATCAGCACCAGGAGATCAGGCGGGAGGGTGGAACAGCAAGCGCCAATACCCACGCCTTGATTTTATCGTTGACCTGCAAGCCAACACGGAACGTCAGACATCCGGACTAATGACCCTTAATATCTGGTGCGACGAGGCGGGAATGCAACCAGAGGAAATAGAGCCAGAGGTACAAAATGCCCTGCGTGATATTTTCATGCAACCAGAAGAGCAACCGCCATACTGCCTCAGATGGGCCAGGTCGGATAACTTCGAGCTGAAGAACAGCGCAACAAAAGGATCCCACGTTATCGGTATAACCGTTTTATTTGACGTGCTGGCATTCCCGAATCAGGAAACAACAGACCCGGATCCGGTAATGGCCATGAATCAATTCATCAAGGAATGGGAACCAAACGCAGCAGTAATCGGAGCAGATACATTACCAGGTTATTTCATGGCTGAAGCCAAGAAGCCAGCACTATATTTCAGGCTTTCAACTCTGGGACTGGAGAGAGAGACAAACACCGTAGCGTGGATGATTGCAAGCATAGCCGGTCACATATTCGCACCAACAGCAGAAATAAGGCTTCAATGGCTTAAATATTTAGTTGACACGCTGGCCAGTAGAGGAGAAGTCACAATGATGGACACCTCGCCGATGTTTATCAGGAGCATAAAGGCAGACAGCGCGGTAGATTATCTGACCACAGGACAGCTGCAGCTTAATGTGAGGTTTGGTATTTTACGCAGACCAACATACGCGCACACATTAACCAAAACTAACATACCACGAGAGAAGCTGGAGGCAGAGACAGTAAAGGTCAACGTAACGCCGGAGCCGTCTAACGAGTATGCGATCGAATACAAGCTCGCAGGAGCTGACTACGAAGAATAGGAGGTTTAATCGATGAGCGAAAGCACAAAGAAAACCCCTTCCCAGGAACCGACAATCCAGGAAGCCGAATACACGATGGAGGAGCTGGCTACAGCTTCAGAAACCGTAATCGGAAAAGGGACAATGCCTGAATGCGTTATAGCAGCCTTCCGTGTGGCAGGCGTCGAAAAGGCCACAAAAACAGAGGCAAAGAAAATCGTAACAAAATATTTGACAAAGGAGGTCAAGTAATATGGCAGGAGTATTCACAATCGGAGAAACCAAAGCCAGACCAGGCGTTTATACCAGATACGAAAACGCTGGTGGGCCACAGTTAGCCGGTGCAGTAAACGGAATAGGCGCTGCAGTTATCAAGGCGAACTGGGGGCCGCTTAATCAGCTCATCGAGCTTGATGGAGCAAACGCAGTGGCGCCGGTATTTGGCACAGCACTAACCGTTGACACAATCACCGAAATGTTCACAGGCGGCTGCAGTAAAGTAAAGGCCGTAAGAGCAGGCACAGGAGGAACAGCTGCAACAATCAAATTGAAGGACAGCGCGGCAGTAGATGCCGTGACAATCACGGCGAAATACGTCGGAGATAGAGCCTTCAGCGTAACAGTCAGAGACAGCCTATTAAATACCGAGAAGCGCGAATGCATTATTTATGCAGGCACTACGGAATTTGAGAAGGTGGAATTTGCAAAGGGAGCCGTGGGATTAGGGGAACCGGCTGCCATCGTCGCTGCATTTGCAAACAGCAAGAACTTTACAGCAACAAAAGCAGCAGACGGAAGCAAGCTACTGGCTGAAATTGCTCAATCAGCAATGACAGCAGGAACCAACCCTAATGTAACAACTGCCGAATACAGCGCAGCATTTAACATCCTGGAAGCAGGAAAATGGAACGTTCTGTGCGTAGACACAGAGGAAACCACAGTGCACGCGCTTATTCAACCATTCATCCAGAGGATCTACCTCGCAGGAGCCACTTCAATGGCATGCGTAGCAGAGACAAAAGCGGTGGAGCTTGAAACCAGAATGACCCATGCTGCAGCGTTCAACGACGAGAAAATGCACTACGTATTGAACCCGGCATATGACGCAAGCGGCAAGCTTTACGATGGGTACAAACTGGCAGCAAGAATCGGTGGCATGATTGCAGCTGTAGCTTCAAATACCAGCTTAACCCACACAGTAGTAAATGGGTTTACAACCATCGCAGAACCTCTGACAAACAGCCAAATCGAAAAGGCACTGGCCAAAGGATGTCTTGTCCTAACCGTCAACGCAAGCGACCAAATCTGGATTGAGAGCGCAATCAACACTTTAGTTACACCAAGCGGGAACCAGGACGCAGGCTGGAAGAAGATCCGCAGGACAAAAACCAGATTTGAACTTATGGACAGAATCGTAGCAACAACAGATCCACTAATCGGCAAGGTTAACAACGACAGCGACGGCAGAGCAACATTCATTGCTGCAGCGCAAGGCGTAGTTAATGCCATGATTGGAGAAAAGAAACTGCTACCAGGTGGAATGGTTTATGAAGACCAACAGAACCCGCCTGCAGGAGATAGCGCATGGTTCATTATAGCTGTTGACGACATCGACAGTATCGAAAAAGCATACCTGGCGTTCAAATTTAGATTTGCACCAGAGGCTTAAGAGAGGAGGATAAAGCATGTTTAATAACAGAGCACCCATAGATACAAGAAAGACGCTCACAGGGAAAGACGGAGCGCTGTTCAATGACGCGGGAGTCATGCTGGCAACGATTGAGACATTCCAGACCCAGGTCAATGTAACAAACGCAAAATACCAGCCACTGGGAGATGCCCAGGAGCATGAAGTATTTCAGGCATACGGCGTAACCCTTACATTCACAGAAATCGTAATCGAAGACGAGCGCTTTATTCAGGAACTATTCAACGGAATGAAGGCCGGCGTGATGCCTTCTTGGAACTTCCAGGGCGTAGTCAAGGGACGCAACGACAGCGAACAAAGAATGGTTTACAGACAATGCGTACCAAGCGGAACAATCGACCTGCAGAACCTATCCGTAGGAGACATAATCAAGAGGGCATGGAGCCTCTTTGTTAATGACCCGCCGGAGCTTCAGAGCTTACTGACGGCCTAAGACGCAAAAAGCGTGCAGGCGCATAACAAAACACCAAAGGCCGTCCTGCAAGTACCAGGGCGGCCTTATTTTTATTTGAGGAGGAAAATTTAATGGCTACTGAAAAAACAAAAATTGAAGAAATCGAATTGACCGAAGAGGAGAACAAAGGGCAGCTGCGCACTTATGAAAATGACATCCTGAAAGGGCTTCTGGCAGCAGCAAACTATGAGACCGAAGAGGATAACATCCATCCGATAGAAATCGCGAGAAACGGCGTGGTTCTTTTCACGTTCCACATTCGACCTTTGAGTGAAGAAGAATACCAGAAATGCAAAGACAAGAATACCAAGTACGTCCGCAATAAGCAGCTGGGGATCAAGTTTCCAGAGAACACAGACAGCGTGAGATACAGAAGCGCCCTTATTTACCAGGCAACTATCAAAGAGGATAGAGAGAAGATCTGGGACAACAAGGAAGCGTGGAAGGCGCTAAACGTATTAACTGGCATCGACCTTATAGAAAAGACGTTACTGGCAGGCGAGAAGGACGCCGTACTCGAAAAAGTGGATAAGATCAGTGGCTACACTTCAACTACGGAGGAAGTAGCAAAAAACTAATCGAGGCCGGAGGAATGGCCACGCTGCTCCATCACATATTCCAGCGGATGGGGCTGCCTCCGGACGAGGTAATGGCAAAGCCACCGGGAGTACGAGCTTTTATGTTAGCCTCCATGCGCGTGCAGCTTGAATCCGAATCTAACGGAAAGGAGGATGAAGACTAATGGCAGCCGAAACATTTCGCATTGAAATACCTATCCACGTCGAGGACAATACAGATCCCGGCGTCTCCCAGGCAACACGGAAGATTAATGGGTTTGACAAGGCGAATCAAAAGACACAGGAAAGACTAAACCAAATGAACAGAACCAAGTACCAGGTCGTACTTGACGCTATGGATAGAGCTTCAGGAATAATCGGCAAGGTTTCATCGGGAGCACGCAGCATAGCAGGGAAGACATTCAGCTTCACAATGAAAGTGCTTGACCTGGCAACAGCGCCACTTCGAGGGCTGTGGAACTTGGCGACGTCCGTACAAGGCGCAATACTTGGAGCAACCGGCGCGTTTGCTGGAATTTATAAGCCGATGGAAATAGCCGGAGACTTTGAGCAGACACAAATCGCATTTGAAACCATGCTGAAGAGCGCGGACAAAGCGAACAAATTCATGCAGGATGCGTCCACATTTGCAAACAAAACACCGTTCGAATTTCCAGAGCTGATCAACAGCAGTAAGCTGCTCCTTGCCTTTGGATTTGAGGCAGACAAAGTGCTTGATTTAATGACCATCATAGGCGACACATCAAGTGGCCTGGGCGCAGGATCAGAAGGAATAGACAGAATAACCAGGGCACTCGGTCAGATGCAGGCAAAAGGGCGAGCGCAAGCTGAAGAATTACTGCAGCTTCAGGAAATGGGCGTACCGGCCAACCAGATACTGCAGGAGGAACTCGGACTCACCGGAGAACAAGTGGCCAATATCGGAAAAGAAGGCATAGCAGCGTCAAAAGTAATAGATGCATTGCTACGAGGCATGGAAAAACGATACGGCGGCATGATGGAGAACCAATCAAAGACAGCCAAAGGTATGATTTCAACCCTACAAGATACCCTTTCAAATTCACTTTTGAGGCCATGGGGACAAGGACTGTGGGAAGGAATAAAGCCAGGGCTTGAAAAATTGACAACATGGATAGACGAGAACCAGGATACCATCGCAGAATGGGGCGAGGCTTGGAAAAAAGCCGGAGCGAATATATCCAAATGGGTAATGACAAAAGTAGAAGACCTTCAGGGAAGCATTCGAAGAATGACGAACTCCCAGGAATGGAAGGATGCTCAAACATTCGGAGCCAAGATGAAGGTAGCATGGGATCAGATCATAGCGCAGCCATTCAATGAATGGTGGAACTCAACGGGCAAAGCCTGGCTCAGTGAAAAAGCAGGCAAAATAGGAGAAGGAATAGGAACAGCGCTATCAGCTGGCCTACTTACTTTATTAGGAGTAGATGTAAGCGGAGCCATGGAAGACGGAACCAGCATAGGCGCTTCATTTGCCGATGGTTTCAGTAAAGGATTTGATGGCAAGAAGGTAGGAGAAGCAATTCTGAACGCCATAAAAGGCGTATTCAACGACGCAGGAACACTGCTACCTGGCGGAGAGGAAGCAAGCAGCACGTCATGGCTTTCAACAGGAGCAATCGCGCTGGCACTTTCAAAACTCGGCATATTTAAATTAATAGGCAAGGGCGGAAAAGGCTTAATGAGCCTATTCGGAAAAGGAAGCCAAAGCGGAGCACCTGCAGGAGCCGGAACGCCATCGGCATACAGTACAGACACAATGTACGTTACAGCCCAGGTGGTCAACGTTTATGGAAGGTCAATACAAAACCCAAGCGGAGGATCACCAGGAGGCGGAGTGCCAGGAGGATCAATACCACCAATGCTACCCACAACAGGAATGCCGCCAATGTTACCACCGGGAGGAGGCCCGCTATCATTACCACCAACAACTCCACCATTGGCACTACCAGGAGCAGTAGGAGCAGCCGGAACAGCAGGCAAGGTAATAAACACCGTGCAGCTTTCAAATGGCACATACGCAGCTTCAGGTGGAGCATTAGGAACAGGACTGGCCACAACAGGCGTAGCACTTGGTAGCGGAGCAACAACCGCAGGAGGAGCTGCAGCGGCCGGAGCTTCAGGAATACTCGGAGGAATACTCGGCATTCTTGGAATAGGAGCCGGAGCCGTGGACATTTACCAGGGCACGAAGAAAACAGGCAAAGAAGCAAAGGACGAATACTGGCAAGGTGGAACAAAGCTCGGTATGGTAGGCACAGGAGCAGCGGCAGGAGCGGCGATAGGTTCCGTGGTACCGGTTATAGGAACAGGCGTCGGTGCACTTGTAGGAGCCGGAATAGGCGGCGCAGCGGCTTTGTTTGGAGGTGACAAGGCAGGTAAAACATTATCAGACGCAACCGATAAAGGCGGAGGCTTGTCGAAATTCTGGGACAACACCAAGAAATGGGCAGGAGATACATGGGACTCAGTCAAAACAGGAGCTTCAAACGCAGGCACGTGGATCAGCGACAAATGGAGCGGGTTCAGTGACTGGTTCGACACTTCCGTATGGACACCAGCTAAAGACATCGGAATTTCAGCAATTAACATCGCAGCCGGAGCATGGAGTGAAGGAAGCGATTGGATAGGAGACAAATGGAGCGACTTCTCCGGGTGGTTTGACGAAACAGTCTGGACACCGGTAAGTAATGCAGCACAAACTGCTGGACAATGGGTAAGCGACAGATGGGGAGAAGCCAGGACGTGGGTAGGAGACCGCTGGTCTGACTTTTCCGGATGGTTCGAAGAGAGCATATGGACACCAGTGAAAACAGGAGCCCAGGCAGCAGGAAGCTGGGTAGGAGAACGATGGAGTGAAGCGAAGACATTTGTAAGCGAAACATGGGCGAATGTTTCTGGGTGGTTTTCAGAGACCGTCTGGGAGCCCGTAAAAGGCGCAGCAGCGACCGCAGGAACATGGCTGGATGAGAAGTTCACTCTTGCAAAAGGAGCCGTTCAGGAAGCCTGGACAGGCGTATCCGGATGGTTTGAAGAGAACGTCTGGGGACCAATTAAGACAGGCGCAAGCAATGCCTGGGAATGGGTAGGAGAAAAACTCGGAGGCATAGGAGAGTGGATCGGTGACAAATGGACGAGTTTCAAGAGCTGGCTTGGAGGATTAGGGCAAAAGGGATCCAAAGAGACAGGTCTAACAACCAGCGAGGGGAAAGGAAGCGTACTCGAACATGCATGGGGCGGAATCATGACAAAACCGCACATGGGAATCGTGGCCGAGGACGGAGCTGAAGGAATAATCCCATTAAACCCAAGCAAAAGAACCCGAGGTATTGACCTATGGCAAAGAACTGGCGAGCTTCTCGGAGTGCAACCATATGAAGACGGAGGCGTTGTAGGAGAAGAACCAAACCGAATACCAAAGGGAGTGCCAACAGGTGGAGGCAACAACATAACAATCAAGGTGGAGGTAAAAGCAGAGCCTAAATTCACAATTGAGGGCGATGGAGATACCACCGACGAAAACAGAGTGCTGGCAGTTTTGAAGGGCTACATTCGAGAAATGACAGACGACATCGGAGACGAACTCGCAGAGAGACTGGCGCGAATATTCGCAAACATGCCAGTGAAGGGAGGAGCTGAAGCGTAATGGATATATACTTCACAGAAATAGAAACAGGCGCAAGACTGGCACTTTCAATGCTCCCTGAAAAGACAAAGCATAAAGGCTCTGCAAGTTTTCAGTCATACGACATAATCAACATCGGGGAGGTTAAAATTCCGAAAGGAACAAACCTTTTGACGTTCTCTTGGAATGCAACACTCCCCGGAAGGAGCCGCAGGAACGCAAGCTATGTCAAGAGACAGCACTGGAGAAACCCGGACGAAATCATAAGCCTGTGGGAAAAGTGGAGAAAAGAAGGCACCAGGATCCGACTAATGATCACGGAAACGCCCATCAATTACGACGTGTACCTGGATGATTACCAAGCAGAGGCAACTGGAGGAAACGGCGACTACGAATACAGCATTGCATTTTTAGAAGCCAAACCGGTGGAGGTTTACACAGTCAACGAGCTGAACATAAAACCAAGTGCAAAAACCAACACCAACAGCACAGCAAGCAGGCCTCCAGCAGCCACAGCAAAGACTTATACCGTAAAAAGTGGAGATAGCCTGTGGAAGATCGCGCAGAAATCCCTGGGAAAAGGTGGACGATACATGGAGATATTTAATCTCAACAAAGACAAGATAAAGAACGTAAACCTCATATATCCAGGGCAAGTGCTGACGCTGCCAAGTTAGGAGGTGGAAGCCACGATAGACATAAGAAAACTAAAATATAAATTAATTCTCGTGACAGCATCCGGAAAGCAGCTTGACGTTACACAGGCGGCCGAAAGTATCGGATGGGAAGAAGGCGACGCAGAGCTGGCACAACGTATAGGATTTACACTACACAACACCAAATACGGAGGTAGCCAGCTTTCAAGCCTTGCGCAACCAGGAAGCATAGTGGCTATTATAGCAGACTGGGGTACCAGCAGCGAAGAAGTGGCCAGGGGAACCATTGAAGAGTGGGAACCAGGGCACGTAGGAAGCGGATCTACAACTTTTGACGTACTGGCGTATGATGAACTTTTCAACCTTCAGCAGAGCCAGGACAACCGATACTACTCTGCAGGCACAGGGACAAAAGCAGCCATAACTGGAATATTTAACGACTGGGGAGTGCCGATAGAGAAATACGATGGCCCGGACGTAGCACACGCAAAGACACCGTTCAAGAATGAGTATTTGAGTAATATCCTCATTCAGCTTTTAGACGACGCAGCCAAAAAAGGCGGAGCGAAATGCATAATAAGAGCCAGCAAAGGGAAGGTCAGCGTAATACCAAAGGGCAGCAACAAGACGATTTACCACTTCGATGAAGACACTAATGCCACACTCACCAGGGACAAGATAAGCACCGTTGATCTGGTGACAAGGGTTAAGGTAGTAGGCAAAGAAGACAGCGAAGGAAGACAGCCTGTAGAAGCGGTAATCGACGGATTGACCCAGCACGGAATAAGACAAAGGATACAAAACCGGGCAGAGGACGACACACTGGCCAACGCAAAATCAGCAGCTCAAGAAATACTGGACGTGCAAGGAAAACCAACCAGAACAATTGTACTCGAAGCTCCTGACGTTCCGATGATCCGTAAAGGAGACAAGATCCACGCCAAGGCAGGGACGCTCAATGGATATTACATCACGAAATCGGTACGACACGACGCAGCCAGCCGCAGCATGACCATGGAGCTGGAACCAGAGGAAGTAAGCGCACCGGCACAATCAGGAGCTGCAGCACCAGCGGCAGCAAGTACAACATTCAATAAAGGCGACAGCGTAATTCTTAACGGCGCTGTTTATTCAGACAGCTACGGAAACGGAAAAGGGAAGACATTCACGAACCGAAGCTGCAAAATAACCATCAAGGTAGACACAGCAAGGCCATGCCCATACCACGTAGACGGTATAGGCTGGGTTAAGCCAAATACCATAACAAAAGCATAAGGAGGCGATAGCATGAATCCATCATCGGGAAATCCGGGGATAAATAAACTCGGCCAGGTACTGCAGCAACGCATGAAGGAGACAAACGCATCGCCTCTCGTGCTTGATTTTGGAGTGATCCAGCAGGACTACAGTCTAATGACCAACACATACCCGATACCGATACCAAAAGCAGACTACCTGGTATGCAGGGACGTCACACACAATCCAAGCGTATCATTGACGCAAACAAAACTCGGACAAGGGCAACACCCGCACGGATCAAGCGGCAGCCATGGCGGCCACAGTAGCGGAAACGGAACCCACGACCACCCGGACACAGAAGGAGCCCACGTTCATGATGTGGTGCTTCCAGAAACAATGCGCTGGCTAAAGCCAGGAGACAGAGTTCTGGTAGCCTGGGTTCAAAACGATGCCGTAGTAATTGACGTCGTATTACCAGCGACAAGGATAGGAGGATGATTATATGGCAGATAAAAACCTGTTCCCTGTCTTTGACGTTCCAGAAATCATAACGCCAGCTCCGGCAGAGGAGCAGAAATACAAGCCCAGTGTTTACTTTGACTACGTTCTGGGAGATTTCAGGCGAGACGGAGCCAACAAAATGGTCGTAGCTGAAGGAAGAGAAGCATACCAGCAATGGTGCATAAAAACCGTGCTGACAGAACGACTCGACCGAATGTCATACAGCAGCGATATAGGAACCGAGCTCGACGATGCACTCAAACAGGCAGACAGACAAGCAGTAGAATCAGCGATGGAAAGGACGATCACAGAAGCACTCATGGTAAATAAAAGAACCGAATACGTTCGGAGTTTTGAATTCACATGGGACAGCGACGGCCTGCATTGCGATTTCATAGTCAAAGGCAAGGAATGGGAAGAACAACATATCGGCGTAATTTTACAAACGTAAGGAGGTGGAAAGAATGTCGATAGAATTTAAGGCGCCGAGTTTTCTAAATGACCAGGACGCAGAGACGATCCACAAAAGGATGATGGAGGAACTACCTCCAGACATAGACGACACAGAGGGCGGCTTTCCTTGGGATTTTACTAAACCAACAGCGCTCGAAAAGGCAGAGATGCTGGAGTTCCACCTAACAGAAACACTTAAAATTATGTTTCCGATGTGGGCGGAGGATCAGTGGCTCGACTTGCACGCAAAAGGCAGAGGCCTAACAAGAAAACCAGCCAACCCAGCATCAGGAACTCTCGCAATAACCGGCGTATCCGGAACGACAATACCTGCAGGTTTCAAATTTGCAGCACCGGCCATAGGAGATCAACCAGCAATCGAATACGAAACCAAAGAGAAATACACCATGGGCGAAAACGGAACGGTCGAAGTTCAAGTAACAGCGATAGAGGCAGGAACAAAAGGCAACGTACCAGCTGGATCCATAAACATTATGATGACGCCGATAAAAGGCATAACATCAATAACTAATCCAGTGCCAATCACCGGCGGAGCTGAACAGGAAAGCAACGACGAGCTGCGCGGCCGAATTGACGAACTCGACGCGACAAGCGAGGCCAGCTTTGTAGGCAGCGACGGCGACTATAAACGATGGGCAGAGGAGGTACCCGGCGTAGGAACAGCGCTACCAATGCCAGAATGGGCAGGCCCAGGAACGGTGAAGATAGTAGTCATTGACGCCAACGGTCAACCGGCCAATGCAGCAATAATAACCGAAGTTTATAACAATATTATGAGCCCAGGCGATAGACTGCAGAGGAAGGCACCAGTAGGAGCCACAGTGACTATTGTAGCGCCAACAGCGAAGGACATAAATTATACCTTCCTGTTAGAAATCCAATCCGGAGAAGCGGAAGTAACCGTTCTGGAACGTTTCAAAGCACAGCTTCAGACTTATTACATCGAAGCAAAGAAGGAAGGAGTGGTCCGATACACAAAGATAGGATCCATTTTGACAAGCACAAGCGGAGTAAAGGACTTCACCGGGCTCACAATAAACGAAGGCACCACAAACATCATTCTTGAAGAAGACGAATACCCGGTAACCGGAGTAATTGATCCAGCAGGAGGAGGTGGGGCTTAATGATTGATTTAGAGAAGTTCCCGACCAGCCCTGCAGCCAAGAGAATGATGAAGACAGTCTCGCCGGTTTATGACAAGGCCTACGTAGGAAAGTGGATATTCCAGGTCATGGGGATGGAAGTAGATGAAGCATGGGCATTCTTTGAAGAGCTCCGGCTTCAGGCATTCCCAGAGACTGCAACATGGGGCATTGTTTACTGGGAGCAGCGGTACCACATACCGCCAGATGATAGCCTAACGACCGAAGAGCGAAGGCAGCGTGTGATCGTAAAGAGAGGCAAGCGGTCACCAATGAACCCAGCACGAATAGAGCAATTCACAAGAGACGTAACCGGAAGGCAAACCGTAGTAACGGAGCGCAACGAGGAGTACGTCTTTTTAGTTTCTATTTTGCCAGGAGAATCAGAGGTTGACTACAGCGAGCTTATAAAAACCATACGCAGCGTGAAGCCTTCCCACCTTTCATTCAGTGTGCTGTTTCAGACCGACGTAAGACTAACAATTCAGGCTACGAGCCAAGAGAAGTATTCATTCGGTTATACGCTTACCGGAACGGTGCCGGATACCAACACGGTCGGAGCGTTAGGAGAGAACAGTTTCATACTCGACGCAGACATGGAAGGTCACCCGTTCGATTACGAGGTAGCAGGAACCGGAGACACCGGGGAATATCCACAAACAAACACCATAGGAAGCATAGAACAGGAAGCATTGATCCCCAGCATTTCAGCAACAGGATCAACTTTTAATTACCAGCTCTGCGGAGAAGCGGAGCGCGAGCTTTAGAAAGGAGGAATGGCCATGGGATTATTAACAACTGAAGCGATTGAAGGTTACAAGGACTATACCAAAAAAACAATCGCATACGCCCAATACAAAGCAGGGGGCACATATTACAAGGCAAAGATTTCTTCCGTATCCGTTCTACCGGACGGCAGACTGGCGGTTGATTTTCTAATCGACCACACGGTACCAGGCGATATAAACGTCACAGAGGTGCAGCTTTATAACACCAACAACAAGCTTTGGCTATCGAAACCAGAAAGCATACTCCGAAAGGACGTGCAAGAAGGAATTTTGTATAGGTTCACATTCACAATTCAAGAAGGGTAGGTGAGAAAATGTACAATCAAACAGAATGGAAAGACCACGTAACCCAATACCCGAGCAGGAGACGACTAACAACCAATCCTGACGGATCAACGGAAGTGGTAAAGGAGCAAGGTCAAGTTATTCAACAAGGGACGCCACAGAGCGCGACCAACTTCAATAACCAAGAAAATGGCATTCAAGACGCGCATGCGGCCGCCGCAGTAATAATCCAGTATTTTATACAGTTTGAACGCTGGGTAAGGGAAAAGATAGCCGATTACGCGGCAGAATTCCTAAATGAAATCAAGACCGTAACCCTTGTAAACGCAGGGGGCGTCGCTTTCTTTGCCGCTAATGCGCAGACGGTAAGCCTTGCCACAATAAGGAAAACACTAAACTACGACGTAAGCTGGGAAATTACATCGGCAAACGGAAACGTCGGAGACATTACAGTAACAGACAAGCAGTTAAATGGTTTCAAGATTGCCTATGACGGAAGCGCAACCAGCGTAACACTAAAAATAAGAATTAGAGGAGGTATGCTTGTATGATGCAGATCATCGAGAAGAACGAAGGCAATAAAATAGCCTTTGAAGAAAATGGGACAATGGTATTCCTTGGAGATAACGAGCTAATGCTCAACGCATCCAAGTATCAGAGAGACTGGCCAGTGCATATTGACGTATGCAGCAACCGCGACAATCAACTTGTTGTTGGAACAGGAGAAGGCCTTTATTACGTAGCGCAGCTTGACATTCCCGCAGCAAAATACACCGAACCGCCAGAAGTTGAACCAGAGTACGGAACGGATGGGGAATCACCAAAGTTGATACCAATCGATATGAGCGAGGTAATATTGACACTTTGGAGCATTGAAAATCCTACGCCAGTAGAAATTTAAAGGAGGACACAAGAAATGGCTAATTTTGATTTAGTAAACCTTGCCTTAAAGGCAACATGCCCAGCAAATGAAATAATACTGGACGACAAGGGGCTCCCAAGCGTAATGGTTCGAGTTCCGAAATTAAAAAATTCAGACTTGTACGCAGGAGGAGACTCCAGTACCCACCCTGCATGGTTAGTAAATGGAGTTGAAGTTCCGGAAATTTATATTTCCAAGTATCTCAATGTCGTTCGCGGAGGAAGAGCGTACAGTTTACCAGGAGAGGATCCGGCGTCAGGAATGACATGGGATACAGCCAGATCATACTGCGAAGCCAAGGGTCGGGGATGGCATATGATGACGAAACCAGAATACGCAGCAATTGCACTATGGTGCAAGAAGAACGGCTTCATGCCATGGGGAAACAACAGCTACGGTAAAGACAGCCGTGAAACTTTAGTAAAAGCCATACCGGCCACATTTGACGGAGAAGGAAAAACACTTCACACATTGACTGGAACCGGCCCTGTTGAATGGAGCCACGACAAAACAGTTAATGGAATTTTTGACTTAAACGGAAACGTGAGCGAATGGACAGGTGGAGTTAGAACAGTATTCGGAGAAATACAGGTACAGCCGAACAACAACGGAGCGGATAGTTCTAATTTACAGACAGCAGTAGCAACAACATGGAGGGCGATAGACGCCACAACAGGCTTGTTTGTAGTTCCAAACGGAACAGGAACAACACCAAATTCCGTGAAGGTAGACTCTGTGGCCAGCAAACCACAGTTCAGATCCGCAATAGTAACCCAAAGCAGTGATTTCAGTGGAATAATCTCTGAAATCACATGCGATGCTTCGGTTTCAGCAGCAGCCCAAGCAGTGCTTAAGGCATACGGATTATTACCAGACGACGCAGGATTTGATTATCAAGGAGACAGACTTTATTTCAATAACGTAGCAGACGAGCGCTTGTTCCACTCCGGCGGCCACTATATCAGCACCACGATCGCGGGCGTGTTCTACAGCGGCGGCTACTACTACTCGCGCACGGTCGCCAACGGCAGCATCGGCTTTCGCTCCGCTTATGTAAAACTGTAATCTGGAGCTTGTAATCTGGCAAAGACCGCGATAGCGGGCGACAAATAACGCACAATGCAAACCACAGAAGGAGGAATTGATAATGGAAGAGATAGAGGGCTATGGATTACCGGAGGATCCAGATGATGATGAAGAGGAGCTCCTAATCGTTAAAAAGATTACGGATATGATGGAATACGCATATCTGGCACTGGCTCAATTTCCTCGTTCAGAAAAGCAAGCAATGGTGGCAGACATTAAGCGCTGCATTGATCGCCTGCTTGAACGGGCAATTGAAGCCAACAAGAAATACTTCAAAAAGAACACGTTACAGGAAATGGACGTGGAACTTGCAAAATTAAAGAAATACATCCGCCTGGCGTACCGATTAAAGTTTTTACCGTACAAGAAATACAAGAACTGGACGGCAATGACGAAGGAAATCGGGCGCATGCTGGGCGGCTGGATAAAGAGCACCAAAAGATAATTTTAGGGAATGCGGATACAGCGCTTGTTCAACTCCGGCGGCAACTATAACAACACCACGAACGCGGGCGTGTTCTACAGCAACGGCAACAACAACTCACGCACGAACGCCAACGGCAACATCGGCTTTCGCTCCGCTCAATCCCATACGTCAGATGCCGGTACGCCCAAGGGATACCGGACAGTACAGGGAATAAGGATCCGCTTCCCTTACTTCCAGAACAAGGAGGTTAAAAAGAAAAACAGCAACAATTATAGATACAGGAGGCTGTAACTATGCGGGTGGAAGTAGTTTCATCCGGCCAGCGGTAGGGAGTCCGAGGCTCGAATTGTTGCGAATTTTTATTATATTATGGCGATTAGAAAAGTTTTTATGGAAATTACATCATTTCACAGTTTGTTGGTAGCAGAGCAGGAGGTAGCGAAAGGTAAGCGTGAAAAGAAAGAGACACTCGCATTTGAAGAGAACCTGGAGGACAGACTTCATGGAATCAGCCAGACGTTACGCTCCGGCAAAATACCAAAGGTTTATTATAAGAGTTTTCTTGTTTACGTACCGAAGGTAAGGAAAGTAATTTATATCGACTTCCAGAGCAAAGTCATTCAGCGAGCCATTTATGATGCAATTAACCCCAGGGTTTCAAAAGCATTCATAACAGACACATACTCATGCATAAAAGGACGCGGCCAAGTGGCTGCGTTCGATACTTTAAATAAATGGATAAAAGGAACAAGAACAGCGGGAGGAGAGTGGTATTATTACAAATTCGACGTAGCAAAATTCTTTTACCGGATAGATCATGAAATACTCATGGCCATTTGCGAAAAGAAAATAGACGACCCAAGGGCAGTCGATCTGATTAGGTATTATGTTTGCAGCACATCAAAGCCGTTCGGTTTGCCACTGGACGCAGACCACCTGACAATTGCAGAAGCAGAAATGCTGTGGGATTTAGGAATTCCAATAGGCGGAGGCTTAAGCCACATGCTGGGGAATATGTACATGGATCCACTGGATCAATACGCAAAGCGAGAGCTGGGCATTAAGCGATACATCCGGTACATGGACGATATAATCATCGTTGACAATGACAAGGAGCGCCTTCACGAGTACGGAAGAAAACTAACTGAATTCTTGGAGGAGCGACTAAAATTAAAATTCAACAGCAAAACAGCCCTACGGCCAGTTAAGTGCGGATGCGAATTTGTCGGTATTTTGGTTTACGACGACCACGCAATATTGAGGAAAAGTACATCGTTAAGGATGAAGAGACACATGCGCGAGGTAGCCGAGAACTACGCAGAAGGCAAGATTTCATTCGCAGAGGCTAACGCCACAGTACAGAGCTACAAGGCGATACTTGACAGGGTAGATTGTAAGAACTTCCGAGAGAAGCTATTTAAAGAATTCACATTAACACGTAATCCAAAAAGGACAGCAGAAGGGGAGGAACAACAGGATGGACGCAATGCAGATAATTGACGCTCAGGCGGAAATTATACAAAAACAAAATGACATCATAGCTGCGATCGCTTCCCGACTTTTACAACATGAAGCGATCACACAAGAAGAGCTTCGCGAAATGGAGGTGAAGAATATCGATGCAAATTGATGCGACAGCAATGCTGGTTTTTATGGGCGTACCGAGCGCGTTCACAGGCCTATGCTTTTGGGCAATCCAGAAGAGCTTAACAAAGCGCGACAACAAAAGAGATGAGAGGGAGAAGGACAGAGAAAAAAATGAGCTCCTACTTATACGCAGTGTAGGAGCAGCAATCGCGCTGGGAGAGGCTACAGCACACGCGATCAGAGACGGGAAATGCAATGGAGAAATGAGTGCAGCACTTGAATACGCCCAAAAGGTGAAGCATGAACAAAAGGATTTCATGACAGAGCAGGGAGTCAAGAATTTATATTAGGAGGCGAATCTATGACAGCAAAGAAAAGCCAAAAGAGAAAACAAAAGGCTCCTAAAAAGAAGAAGAGGATCGAGTTCTCAAAGTTAATATTTGGAGGTGTATCAGTAGCGACCATAGCAGTGGTCGTTTTTTCATGCCGAATGATATACACCACAGGAGACCTTTCACCGCTCGCATACCTTATTCCGTCGGTATTTGCAGAGCTGGCCACAGCAACCGGCTTTTATTACAGAAAAGCCCAGAAAGAGAATGAGTTGAAGATACCTCACTACCTGGCCAATCAGAACACGACCGGTAGCGATGAAGGAGCAACGATCAATGAAAATATTCAATGAAAAGGAGGAAAGAGACATGGACGACAAGATCAAAATCACCGAAGAAAAGGATTTAAACAAAGAAGCACTCGACGAATTGTCGAATGGGAAAGGAGACGACGAAAATGAGTAATAGCCCTTTAGTTGACTACACCAAAATATCGCCCAACAGGACGAGTCCGAGAAAACAAGCAATTGACACAATAACAATCCATTGTGTCGTAGGCCAGTGCTCAGTAGAAACCCTCGGAAATGTTTTTGCACCAGCAACGCGCCAGGCAAGCTCCAACTACGGAATCGGATACGACGGCAGGATCGGAATGTACTGCGAGGAAAAAGACCGCTCCTGGTGCACTTCGTCCAGCGCAAACGATAACCGAGCAATTACTATCGAAGTGGCCAGCGATACCACACACCCATATGCAGTAACAGGCAAAGCACTCGCAGCATTGATTGAGCTTTGCGCAGACATCTGTAAGAGGAACAATATCAAGCAGCTCCTATGGAAGGGAGACAAGAATCTTATCGGACAGGTGGATAAGCAGAACATGACTGTTCACCGCTGGTTTGCAAGCAAATCATGCCCGGGAGACTACTTATACAACAAACACCCATACATCGCGGCAGAAGTAAACAAAAGACTTGGAGCAGGCACAGCTCCGTCCACCGGATCCGGCACACTTTACTACGTGCAGACCGGAGCGTATTCAAACAAAGCGAATGCAGATGCGCAATACAACAGGGTAAAAACGGCAGGCTTTGAAGCAATAATGAAAAAAGCGGGCAATCTTTACAGGGTGCAGGTAGGCGCATATTCCCAAAAGGCAAATGCGGATGCAATGGCAACCAGGCTGAAAGCTGCAGGGTTTGAAACTTACGTAACGACAACCGGAGGGACACAGGTAGCTGCAGGATCCACGCCAGCACCGTCACCAACAAAGACAATTAAGGTAGGAAGCAAAGTCAAGGTTAGATCCGGAGCAAGGACATACACCGGAGGAAGCCTATCAGACTTTGTTTATAACACTGTTTATGACGTGCAGCAGATAGACGGAAAAAGAGTAGTAATAGGCCTTAAAGGTCAAGTCACAGCAGCCATAAAGCTGGAAGACTTGATACTTCAATAAGAGGAGGAAAAACAAATGAGCGAAAACATGACCGAAATTCTAACAACCATCATCCAGGTGGTAATCATACCGGCGATCCCGGTTTTAGTCACATACCTGGTGAAATTCCTGAAGGCGAAGGCTGATCAGACGACAACCAAGATAGACAACGATTTGATCAAAGCCTATCTGCAGGAAGCAACCGACGCAGTCCTTCAGGCTGTGGTATACACAACCCAGACATACGTCGATGCGCTGAAAAAGCAGGGCAAGTTTGATGCAACAGCGCAAAAGGTAGCATTTACCCAAGCAAAAGACGTAGCGCTAAAATTATTAACAGAAGAAGCCAAGCAGATGATCACAGACTTATACGGAGACATTACAATATGGCTCGACACCAAGATAGAGCAGACGGTGAACGAGCAAAAGGCATTCACACTCACCGGGCTGCAGCCCATTCAGGAAATAGAAGCCTAAAAAAACAACCGATATGAATCGGAGCCCCAGAGAACGCAAACTCTGGGGCTTTTTTTGTTGCCCAAAAATAAATCTCGGAATTCGAGAAATTGTCGTTGACTATTAACCGACGTCGGTTTATAGTGTTCTCAAGAATTGAGAAGGAGGAACAAACAATGACAAAGCAAGAATTTAAGGATCTCACAAAGAGAGATTTCACAGACGCAGAATACACAGCGATCGAAACGGTTTACACCTTCCACCCTTCCATAAGCGAAACCGAAGGAAAGAAGCAGATCGCCAACCTTTACGACACGTACGGAATCAGGATCATAGCCGACATGCTACCGACAGCAAACAAAGCAAGAGATTATGAAGAAAATATCACCAAGAAGAGACACGAGCTGGAAGAGCTTCAGGAGGAGTTCAAAACATTTAAGCACCCATTAAGTGCATAAGGAGGAAAAACGATGTTAAACCCAAAGAACCTGGCCAATGGTCAAGAGCAACATGAAACATTTAAGAGCAGCATAGCAAGGAAGAAAGCGGTACAGTACGATTACAGGCACACCGACGGAGAATTATTCTCCTGCGTAAAGCCAACACTGGAAGCCTGTAGGCAGGCAAAAGATAACTGGATTAGCAAGAAGGAGGAGAATAGATGATCAGATACTACTTAACACAAAGACCACCAATGCCCGGAGCTTTTCCGGGCAAGCCAGTGAACATGGAGACATACGACGAAAGAAAGTACGTTAGCGAAATAGGAAGGCGCGCATGGGGATGGGTAGAATACCAATGGCCATTGACAGAGAAGGAAGTAGACGACTACGAGCTAACCAGACCGATAAAGTTCAACATAATAGACCTGAAGACGAACGAAATACTGGCCACAGTGAGCGATAAAGGAACAGCCGACAGAATGTTTGTACACATGCAGAAGAAGTACCCAAAAAAGAAACTATGGATAGGAATTTCAAACGGAAGGGAGAGAAGAACTGATGATATTCAGGGTTAATAACGGCAGACACATACAAGTCAGCCAAACAAAACCAGATGGGCCGGTGAAGGTGGAGACATACGCACCAGCAGGCGACAACATGACCAAAGAGCAAAGCATACAGATAAGCCCCGGAGACTTTGTGATGATGATCAACTGGTATAGGTACCAGAAAGAAAACGGAAACGGAAATTTGAACTTTTAGGAGGAGCTATGAGCAAACCATATTACGAGATAGACCAAGTGACCCAAAACACAATCATGGAGCTTAAAAAGAAGTGCACAGAGCTCGACCTGGGGAATGTCAGCTTTCAATACTACCCAACCAGATCCAGAACGGAGGAGACGGAATTCTACCTGACAGAATACACAGAGCACTGGGAACTTGTAGTAAAGCAGAGATGGGCGAAGACGGCCGACATTTACAGGATAGAAGAGAGCAGCCTAAACTACCAATATTCAGAAAAGGATTAAGGAGGAAACAGCCATGACAAACGCAGCGGCAATCGGGTACATGATCAGAGCAGCCAAACAGACCAAACTCGATAACAAGATCATAAAAATACTTGAGGTTTTGATGCTTGAAGAGATGGACTTTCACACCGAGGAAGAAGCAGAGAGAACATATCAAAGTTATTGAGGAGGAGCAGACATGAAGGATTTAAGGGATAGGATCGCCGGAGCATTATACGGCGTAGCAATAGGGGACGCGCTGGGCGCTCCCCTGGAGTTTATGAGCAAAGACGAAATAGCCAGGAAGCATGGCAGGGTAACAGAGATGATCGGAGGAGGCTGGCTAAACGTTAAGCCAGGAGAAGTGACAGACGACACCCAAATGACACTGGCAGTAGCGGAAGGAATCGTAGCGAACCCAGACGACCCAATCCAGGAGATAGGAGCCCGCTTCATTGAATGGGTAAAAAGTGGCCCGAAGGACATCGGAGGAACCTGCAACATGAGCATACGCGGAGCAGCCACAAGGAGCCACCAGGAAGCCCCAAACGAAGAGAAATGGATTGAGGCAAGCAAATATACCTGTGAAACAAACAGAGGGCGCAGCGGCGGAAATGGAGCCCTAATGCGTACGGTTTACCCTGGTCTTTATTACGAAGGACAGCTGGAGGCAGTAGCGGCGGCTGCAAGCATAGCGCAAATGACTCACTGGGACGAGAAATCAACCGAGGCTTGTATTTTATACACAGGAATGATACAGTTAATAACTGGATCAAATAACGACAGCGGAGCATGGCTGCACGTTAACAGAACGCTCAAAGGAAGCGAGTACAAACTGGAGCCAAGAAAAGACGTAGAGCCTACCGGATACGTAATAGATAGTTTCAAATGCGCCCTTCACAGCTTGGCAACAACGGAGACATTCGAAGAAGCCATCATAGAGGCGGCCAACCTTGGAGGAGACGCAGACACAATAGCAGCAATCACCGGCGGACTGGCCGGAGCAATATACGGATACAAGGAAATACCAGAGAGATGGATCCAGTCACTCGATCCAAAGACCAGGGCGCAGCTTGACAGACTCATAGACGCAGCGGTAACGAATAGGGAGGACGAGTAGCATGGCAGGACACGGAAGACCACTAAAGGGAAAGACCAAGCGAGCTCCGATCACAGTTCACGCAGCCGTCGGAATGATTGAAACGATAGATGAGTACGTAAAGGAAAGAAACCAGCAACAGGAAACGGCATATTCACGCTCGGACTTTTATAATGAGGCAGCGGTACTCTTCCTGAAACACATAGAACGCTTCCCAGAAGAGGAAAAGGACGAAGAAGAAATGAACCGTACCAAAAGCGTACCGAAAAAAATCAGAGAGAGAAATAACGGAGATAATACGAATAATACAAATAATAAAAACCAATAAAAATGAGCCAACGTAACACAACAAACTTTTAGATTATCGAGTGGGAGTAAATAAAATAACGCCGGAGACCCACATGATTGCTGGGCTTCCGGCGTTTTGTTTTACTTTTTGAGTAC